ACTCCTAAAAAAAGAAATCTCGTTGAGTGTGCATGTGAAGACATGGAAGAGATGGCGGAAATGGATGGCACTGATGTTATTTCTTTAGTTATGGGTGTCGGCAAAGATGACAACTATCCCGATGAACATCATGGTGATGGTGGTAGAATGATGGATTATGGTCATACTAAATCAGATTCACATGAAGGTCGTATGACTAAGGCAAAGCTTTTCAGAATGGCACAGATGGCACAACGTTTACACGATAAATTAGTTGACGCTGATGATTTACCTGAATGGGTGCAGGATAAGGTCACTACTGCAGAAGATAGATTAGCTTCAGCTCACGATTACATACTTTACAAAGTGTGGAGAATGAATAATGAAAAATAAATATAGCCTTAAGCGATATTTTTTAAATGAATTTAATAGTCGAACATCCGGTAGGCAAAGAAAGTTTGATTTTCCCCTTGTTTTTGATGATGTACATCCTAAAATCATTACTAAAGATGGAAACTACGATAATATTATTTTTTATGTAACCCCTAATAAAAGAAAAAACGACCAAGGGAAAGACGAGCGATACATATATTATTTTGACTCAGATGATCTATCTAAATATTTTAGCTTTAAAGCAGAATCAGGGAATTATCGCAACGTTTATGAGGAAATGACACCAACCGCTTTTCAAGGATTTATTGATACTTTACGTTTGCAAAAATCACTTTTTGATAATCAAAAATATAATGAATGGAAGACAAATATTGAAAATCAATTAATTAAAGAACATCAATATGAATTTCCTGATCCAGAAGAACTAGAAGATGACCGTGATATGTATGATTTTTATGGTGATGAAATTCCTACACAAGATCAATATCTGGAACAAAATGAAGCTAAATATAACAAACAAGCTTATCATAGTCATATTTACGACTGGTATGTAAGAGAAGTGACTAGTATAACAAAGAACTCCTTTGATATTCATGCTAATGGAAGATTGTTAAAAAAGGGTACTACGAATGATTATCATTTTTCATTTCAAAATGAAAGAGCAATGAAAACCCGAGGCTATTATGATATAGATAAATTAATCCAAGCTCGCGAAAATTATAAAAACAAACAAAAAGTAAATTTTCCGGTGACTAGTTTGCGAAATATTATTGGTTTTGAACCATCAACCAGTTTCAATAACAAATCCCCTAAAAGAAATGTGATAAGAAGGGGTGTTCATGGTCATTCGTCTTCCAAAAGCAAACCAGTCGTGTTTTTTTATGGTAAAATATATAAACAAGTGATAACCGGATACGATAAAACCACCGGATTACCTCTTGTCTCTGGGGGAAGAGAATACATTACAGAAGAGCCTATATGGATTAGCGCTGAAAATATTAGAACAGCAACAGAAAAAAGATCTGAGAAGAATTCACACATTAGTCAGGAAGAGTACAATATAGCTCACGCCTTTTTTGAAGGTCCAAACGCGTTTACTCCTTTACAGAAATCGGACATAGAAGAATTACTTAAACCAGACACAAAAGCGTATGCTTACGAAGAAGCAATAAATAAGATTTATGGCACAAGTGTACCTAAAATGATGTTAGATGGGGAAGAATTAGAGTTAGAGGCTATAAACATCAAGAAAGCATGGGATTATAACCCGGGACAAACAGGCCGAGGAGAATACTTAATGTCGGCCATTTTTCCTCACTTAGTTGTTGTCGGCGGTTCAGCTGCGGAAGCCGGTGTTGATTTAATTCATTATGCTAACCCAGATATCAAATACGAAGTAAAAGAACCGGATTTTCGTGTTGGTGTAAAAAGTGTAAAACCAGCGATAGAATTTAGTAATTTCATCGTGCCTCATATTAATTATTTAATTAAGCAGCTTGAATCTGTAAAAACTAAATCCCATAAAAATTTAATGGCTATGGCGAATTCTCGCGTACAAATTTTCTTAGATGGCGAAAGTGTTTCAGAAAATATTGGAAAAGAAGAATTAATGGAAGCTTCACTGTTAAAATCTGATTGGATGGTCAAAGAACATGAAATTGTTAGTGAAGATTTAGATATAATGCTTCGAATAATAAATTCAAAACAAATATCAATGGATCAGTGGGAAAAAGCTGTTGCCGAATATTTTAAATACACGATTGACTGGTGTCTTGATCAATGTGCAGAAATACTTCAGAGATCTCAAAGTTTAGAAGTAGCTCCATCTGTCATAACAGATTTAGTAGGTGCATACAATTATTATGATATTAGTTTTCCCCGCGGTATACAAAACACTGATCAGTATTTAGATCTTCTTAGGCGTAACTATGTAAAAGCATTAAACCCTGAAATAGTTTTATCTGGTACGACTTTAATGATAGTTGGCGAAACCCATTTTCGTATTTTAACACCAGGTAAACTAAAAGAGTTAGTAATGAAGAGCGTAAATGGTCAATTAGAAAAGAAAATTGCTTCGATAACTTCTGGTGGTGCTGGTTTTGATCTTAAAAAAATATATATGGAACAATTAGACGCTGATGTGACTGGCTTGTTAGATACTAATACAGAGGAAAGCTTAGGTGAATCAATTAACCGTTGGGTTAAGTGGGCCACGAGAAAATAATTAAAAAATCTCTGTAAAATCTGCAAAAGCCTCGTATAGTTGTTATACTATTAGTATAACTTAACTGCTAACCTCGAGGTCGCAATGCCTAAAACCAACATTTTCGATTACAACCCTGAGCTTCCATCGCACAGGCACAAACTAGCTAATAATATTTTAAACACGCTTCAAAAGTGGGGTTTTACTGTTGACGCTGAAAAAACAAGTGAGTCATGGGAATTTGTTTGTTCACGTGTTGATAAATACAATCCCTATAAAACCATATACGTATGGACCAGCATTGATAAAGTCAGTGGTTCAATACGTAAAAAATGGCAAGATAGAATTAGAGTAGCTGTAAAAAAAGAACACAAGCCTACAACCAGTGACCTTCATAAGATAGGTCATTTCGAAGACCACTATTGGCGTCGTGCAGGTTGGGTTAATCGTTGCGGCACAATTTACAGTATCACTTCGCGAATGTGTGATACAATAAAAAAAGCACAAAAATTATAAATCATTTCTAACATCAAACATAGGAGACAATATGTCACTAATATATTTACCAAAATTCCGCCCTTTACAAATGGCTAACTATTTTCATTACAACTCAACTATAGAGTTATTTTCCGATAAAAATTTAGTTGTTTTAAATCCAGATAACGTACAATTTGTTCACGTTGGCAGTAAACCTACAACAGCAAGTGGTTTTACTTTTTATCCAACCATTATTAGATTTGTTAATGGTGCGGAAATAAAAGTAGCAATTTCTTTAAAAGGTTACTTTGAAGCCAATCGTCACATTAATTTAGACAGTACTGAGCTGCGAACAGAGTATTTAAAGCATATTATTAAACCGGAAGAATATAAACAAGGTACTAGTTCATATGACCCTAATCAAATGGAATTGCCTTTTGAAGACACTGTTGAAATAAACTAGTTTTTATAAATTTAAATTTATGGCTGTATAATAAATAGTCTTTACTTACTAACCCACTTAAGGAGAATATATGTTAATAAAAGAATGTCGTCATTGTGAAGATGATTTTGATGCACACTCAGAAACTAAGAAACGTGTTGGTGGATATATCGATGAATGTCCGGATTGCGTTGAAGAGTTAGGTACTGAAACACATGTTAGGTATCGTGGTGTTGTATCTGGCAGCGGAAAGATGGCTGCTATTAGTATTGTATCGTTTGATTCAAAGGAGGATGCTGATAGCTATGTGCGTAGTTTTAATGCTAGCACCGGTTTCGGCGGTCGTAAATCAAATAAATGTAATCAAATTAAACATAAGCACGTAGGTGCTAACATACAAAATACCAATCACAAAGGAAAGGGAGAATAATATGAGCGAACAATTTACCACTACAAACGTTTTACCAATGGTTTCTATCACAGATTACAATGGTGTATCTCACGACGTTAATGTTTATCACATCACAAAAATTACTAAAAGCACTGAGACAATATTCTATATTGATCTGTCAAATCAAGTGTCTATTAAAGTGCGAGGTAATGATGATGATAGAGAAACGCTAAGAACTAAAATCAGTAAAGCAGTTTCTTAATTGTTTTTTACCAGACTACCAACCCACTTAAGGAGATTTTTCTATGCTTTTACCAACTCTTATAATCAGTGCTGTCTTAGCTGTGTTTCTTTTATTAGGCGCATATACTGCAGTCTATTATATTTTGCACCATGATTACACACAGTATCCGGTTAAACTTATTATTCTAGCAGCAATATTTGATATGATTTTAATTTATTTTATTTTAGATTATTTTCAGCAATATTTGCAAATACTTTAGATTTAGGTTATATTATATATACCAAAACAACTTATTACTAACTTACCGGAGGTCACATGACTACTTTTGCTATTATAAATTCTAAAAACATTAACAATCCAGAAATTCGTGTTTATTTTAATCCTTCTGAAGAAGATATTAATTCTATTACGGAAGCTTTAACTGAAGGTTTTGAAATACTTGATTCAGAGGATGCACGTGTTGTATCACTTATATCACATGAAAAGCGTAACAACCCTAATTTCGATGAAAATAGTAGTTGTGCTATCTTTTCTGACTTTATTCTTGGCGGTTTAACTTCTACCACTGATGAAAGTGATGAAGTTACTATTGTTCCACCATCTAAGGTATCTCACACTAAGGATGATATCATAGCCTTATTTGCTCTTGATCATCGTTATGTAGATGCTGCGATTAAAATCATTGGTGATAATCAAACAGCTGATGAATTAGCAGCTGGGACTACCGATGAGCACAATGGTGTTGGCTTCTCTGCTGCTTATGCACGTACAGGTAAAAATCTATGGACATGGGTAACTGGTGTTGACCCAAAAACTAATGAAAGTAGATGGGCACCAAAAAGTATTGCGCATGAAAAGTCTGATTATGAGTTTCGCAAATACATTAGTGCTTATGAAGTTGCTAACGCTGTTGAATTTGCTGAAATGATTGTTGGAAAACATTGGCGACAGTTAGGTGCTTTGACAGATGCTAACTATCAATTACCTAGTTTGCCGCTTAAAAATCCTAAGCCAAAGTTTACTAGTAATAAACCGCCAGCAATGTATCAGTTAACTGGTGCTGTTATTAAGGATACTCGTGAAAAGGCAACACAGATTGTTTGGGATGGTAGGTTACATTGGTTACCTAACTCACAAATTTCTATTAAGCCTGGATATATTGAGTTGCCTGAGTGGATGGCTAAGAAAAAAGGGTTTATGAACTAAACTTTTTAGTTATAGTATTTGTTTAATGACCGCATATTTATATATGCGGTTTTTTTATGAGGAAAATTATGAAAGGTTTTAAGAAAAAATATCCAAGTGTATACAAAGAATTTCTTTTAAATGAAACACCCGAGGAGGACAGAAAGTATTTTGCTAACAGAGATGAACAGTATGCGTCAGGTGTGGAAGATGACATAGATGATTTATTTTTTGCAGGTGACAAAGAAGGTCTTGCAGCAAGAGGTGTAACATATAATCCGGATGCTGGCAATCCATTGAAAGATGATAGGCCAATGTTGCCAAAACATGAAAAAGATGGCGAGTATTATTACAAATGGTCTGAAGTAAAAACAAATGAATATTCTTTGCCGGAAGATTTAAAAGTTTTTTCTGGTGCATCAGGGAATGATTTATTACATAGTACTGCAGCTTGGAATGAGTTGCGGGAATTTGGGTTTACCCCTTCTGAATTAAAAAAATACATGTTAGTTAACAAAAAAATAAGTACTAAAGATTTAGTTGATGATTTAAGAGCGATGATGAAAATTATAAAAACCATTGAAGGGAATGAAAAACAGTTTTCTTTTTTGGTTTATTTACTAGGTTTATTAAGTTGGTCCGCGGAATTTGCAGCCGGCACCGGTGGTGCTTTTGGAACTGCACTGATGATCTTAGCTTTTTTTCTGAAAGGTGTTTCCACTGCTGGCGAAAAAATTATACTTGCAAGAGATTATGAAGATGCACAAACAGATGAAGATCTTCCGGAGCCAGACCCTTCTGAAGAATCAATTATCAGTAAAGGTATGAGAATATTTAGAAAATTATATCGTGAACATGTAAAACCCGAATCATTTAAACCCAGACATGTTGAAGCATATGCATATCTAGGATTTGCAGATCGTTTTGAAAATCTTTCTTTTAAACATGTCGATGGACACGTAGAGCCAAATGCCACTGATATAAACAGAGATCTTGAAGATTTAATATATGCTAATGATGGTGGCATGATGAGACATTTTCTTTTTAAGCATCAAACTTTTATAAACGGGAGATATGAAGCAGCGAAACAACAACTTGAAAGTAAAAAAGCTGATCCAGAAATATTTAAAGACCAAGTAAACTTAATGAAAAGAGCTATTAGAACAGTGTACTCTCACACGCCAGAAGATGTAAAAAAATATAAAATCGAAACTTTACAAAAAAATCTAGATTATACCATAGACGCAGACGATATTGCAAAATTTAAAAGTGTAACTAAGGCTTTGTTTTCTATTAATACATGTATTCTAATGGTTAAAGAAGTACTTCATCGTAGACTTGAAAAAACGGGTTTTGAATTAGGGGAAAGTAAAAAACCTATAGATCCTCTTACAAAGTCATATCATCCAGAGTATTTCCCCTGGCTTTTGAAAAAATTAGAAACACTGAAAGACTTTATAAACAGCTCTCATAATTTTGGCAGAACAAAAGCTATAAATCAAGCCATTGTTAAAATGGGTCGCTTCGAAGGTTGGACGACAGCTGAACTTCAGCGATTTATTTTTATGTGGTACACGCCTAATGTTGAGGATAATAGTGAAGATTTTAAAAATGTTGAGGAACAATTACCGGTAAAAGATAAGGATTGGGAGCCGAGCAAAAATTTACATGGTTCCGGTTATAAAAGAATAGGTTACGAAGAGATTTTAATCAATAATAATTATAATAAATTAATAGAGCATGAATTAATTGATTGGTCGCAATTTTTCAAAGATATATATAATAGTCCTGAAAAAGGAAAGAGACTTATAAACTGGGTGTATAAAACATTAGGAACAAGGTCCGGCAGTTTTAGGTTTTTAAAGTTTCGCGTCGACGCCTTGAAAAAGTTAAAGAACAAAGACGAAAATGTGCGCGCAGAAATTGGCGCCACCAAAATTAATTTTCAAGAAAGCAAACGAAGAAGAGAGCGTTTGTTATTGGAAGCAGCTGTCACTTATGCCGAGGCCGCACAGTCACATAAGCTTCTCATAATTAGGGACTATGGCGGCATATCACCAAGAATATTTTTTGGACTTTTCAATGAACAAGCATTTAATGAAAACCCGCCAAGCTATAACGAAGGCAAAACTGGTTGGGCATTCGATGCAATTGCAGCTTTAAGTGATAAAACAAAAAATGATGAAGCAACAATGAAAAAAGTTTTTAATATATGTAGATCACTTGAAGCTGTCCTCGTGCTAAGACTTGGAACAGATGGTAATGGTTCTTTATGCAGAATAACAAACACAGCTTCAATGAAAGGAAGCAAGTTAGGACCTTTGCTATATGATATTGCTTTTAGCTTTGTACATGACTTAGATTATGCCGGCACGATTTGTGACAGAGTTTCAGTTTCTAAACACGCTAAAAATGTATATACATTTATATTAGAGAATAGACCAGAGGATTTTGATATATATTATTTAGATAATGAGTACAACAATTATACTCCCACAAGGTCTGATAATATACCTTATACAAATTTTCATGATATATATCATGCAAAAAATTATGGCATAGGCGCTCGGAAAGAAGACTGTGAAGATGAATATTATCTCGCACCAAGTGGACCAGCAGAAGGTATGTTAATATGGAAACCTGGAAAAGAACCTAATGATCCTTTAGATATGATATTTTCAATCAAAAATCCATTGCCTTATTCAGACATGTTGATAGATGATACGCCTATGCATGAAACGTTTAAAGAAGTTGGGCTCTATAGTCACGAAAACATTTTAAAAAATTTGTTAGTTAGTTTTTTCAACAAAGTCTATTCAAAAAAACATGATAGGTGATTATAAAAAATTGATCCTGCAGGTATAATATCTTTATAGGAGGTATTATGTTTGCAGAAGAATTAAATAGTCTTACATACACAGCTAGATATGTTGTATCTGGACCAATATCATTTATTGCAGAAGGACACGAATGTGACACTGATTTGATATTAGTGCCTGGCTGGAAAGGTGATCTAAGAAATCATGATCATTTACAAGTTAGGGTATATACAAAAGATGTTTTGCCACATATTGTGGATTTGCATGATGTACATGACCCTGATGACTGGGCTCGTATGATGGCAAGCATTTGGGGCGGTGGTGCTGGTGGTGCTGCTTACTATATTCATATCAATGACATTAAGTTTAAAACTGTCCCTTATCCGGATGATCATCCTATTACTATTGCTTTGCGAAAATATAAGGAATTTCAAACTTATTAACATAATTACTCTTAGCGGAGTATGTAATGCGTTTAGTAAGATCCTATATTAGAAATATATTGTCAGAAAGCTTTCAAGTTAGAGGTTATATAAAGCCTATAAAAGCTTTCAAGACATTAAAAGAATGGGAACACATAGCTAGAATGCTATTGTTATATCAGCGATCAGGTATTAGCGTAAGAAATAAAACTATACCCGGTCCTATATACGATATAATACAACAAAACTTTGGCTATTTACTATATGATGAAGTAGCTAACTATGACAGTTTCAACACAGAAAACGTGTTAATATTCATTGAAGATTTTATTAATCACAGAGTGTGGTCTATTAAACGTCAATATGCACCATATTTTAAAGATATTGATTCTTTAAGATTTGCATATTTTTACAGTCGTGGAGATATTGAACCATACGTCTTAATGAATAGGGAATTTACATACCAAATTTATGGCAGTAACAAGAATCTGAAAATAGTAAGTCATTTTACTAACCAAGAGGGTATGAATAGAATACAATATTCTATAGAAAAGCAAGAACCTATAGACATTTCTGCTTTTACATATATGATGGATAGTTATTTTGATGAGAAAGCAAATATTAAATTAAAATTAATTGGTAATGTAAAAGCTGCCTTTAAATCAGATATTAAATCTGTTGTGGTAGATAATGGTATGCGCGCATGTAACATGTTAAGATTAGATTATCCGGGTGAAGAAACAAATATATGTTATGACTTGGATGAATGCGACGAGCCTAACAAAACTAGTTTATGGAATGAATATATTGTAACACCAGTAAAAATATTAGATGCGAGTACAGTAAATGATTGATGAAATTGGCATAAGAAAATATATAAGAATTCTTTTAGAGCAGAGACCGGAAAAAGTAACTTTTGGCAATGCAGAAACCCAAAACGATTTTGAAAATAGAACAAAACAAATTGATACAAGATTGCGTGACTACATTGGTAGCGGTGATTTTCAAATATCATTCCCAAAAAAAGGTGTGTCTAGAGGGAAAGATACTATTATTAATAAGATTTTGCAACAGCAACAACACATTACTAATTCTAAGGGTAGGTACAAATATTTTAAAAGACAACATTTTAGTAAAGCTGATTTAGAAAAACTTTATGCTGATACAGATCCGGCCAATGCACAGAAATGGTTACCTCGTTTACCAGCAATAACTGGCAACGAATTTTTAGGGTTAATATCAAAATATTATACATTTTTTAATCAGATAGATATAGACAATGATGGAATACCGGGAGATATTGATGATATCAGTATATCATTAGCACACTATTTTACTAAAAACGAAGAAGAAATTAAAAGTAATATCAAGAAAAATGTGTACAACAAATATGTTAAAACTTTTAACCAGGATATAATAAAAGATTTTAAAAACGTAGATGTAAAATCAGTAACTGAAAAAGAAATAGAAAGTTGGATGGAAAGATCACAGCAATATATGAGAACAATGATGCGACCATATCTAGAAGTTTTTGAAAAAGAAATAATAGATTTTATGTATGACGAGCTCTATTTTGGCGCCATCAATGCTACAACCCAAAATATGCAATATAACACGACAGTGCTTTTACCCTACCCTAATCTTTATTATTCATTTAAATACATAGGTAACGCTTCATCAATAGGCTATCACAACATTAAATCATTTTTTCATGAGTTATATAATCAAGTTTTAAATATGAAAAAAATATTTGACCCAAATACAAACCGCGACAAAATGCTACGTATTTTAGGTGACAGTAAGAAATTTAATTTTGTTCTTTATTCTTTTGATTTAATTTGGTCTCCAAATCTGATTATCGATGAAAAAGAACATGAAGATATAATGGCATCAGATTACTACAAAAACCCAAATGCATTTTATGATTGGGAAATAAAAAAAGCACATGCTGAGCGTATTACGCCTCAAACGCTATCTCCAATGGACATTGATGCATTTGCAAGAACACTTAAGTCACATGACAACAAGGAAATAGTGAAAAAACTTGAAAAAAGTTTAGAAAGAATATCAAAACAAAAAGATTATACTGGTGATAAAATAGAACGCATGCCGGCTACAGAGAAAGAGATTATGCAACTTTCCAGAGATGCAGCCGCAAAACCTAGGTACTCATACACAATAAAAGAGCTAGAAGAAATATTCGAAGAAACTTTAGATGTTGTTGAAGATATTACAGGTGTCAAACCTGAGGCAATGGTTGATGAAAACAATAACAGAACAGGTGACATAGAAAAAAGAGAAGAAGCTTTGATAGAAGCGGTTAAAGAATTTACAGAAATGTCAAACAAACTTAACAAATCTTGGTTTGATGCATATTATAATTCTAAAAAATACAATGATTGGTGGGACTTAGGCGGAAGGTACGAAGATGTTACTAAAAATCAAAAGCAAGTAGTTGTACTTGATGGCGATGTAACTGGAATGCCAGTTGCTGGCGGCATAAAAATAAAACATGAAGATGTGCATCATTTTTTTAAGTCACTAGTTGACCCAGCTGGTGTAGTCAAAGAACCAACCCCGGCATTCCCAAAAGAAGGTATCAGTTCAGATAGGTCATTTACATTTATTGACAAGATAGGGTACCAAAGAAAACCCAGTGTCAAACTTGAAGGTGGTAAAATAAGAAAATCTTCTAATAAACCAACCCTAGAGTGGACAACGCACAATTTTTCACCAAAGGCATATGCCGATCATGTCATTGTACGCAAAGGAAATTATAAACCATTTTCTAGCTACGTAAAAATACCGGTAATTCATACAACCAGAACTAGCATGAAAGAGATGCAAAAAAAATACAGCATTAACAAGGATTTGTGGAAAGCACTAGATAATTTGCCGCGGTTTAATCCACACAGAGATTATAGACAGGAAGAAACTATAGCAAAAAGAGAATTAATTCCAATAGCAGAATTTATAAAAAAACTAGAAGCGGCTGAAGATACACTTTTGAAAGATTATGCGGATTATGTTAAAGCACAAGAGAAACTTAAACTATTGGGCAGTGGTTCAGTCGCATCTTCTGTCATTGACTTGTTAAACATTTACAAGGAATTAATTGATGATTTAAATGAAATAGAAGAAGTGCATTCGCTAGCTGACAATCCTAAAAAAGTAACTGATGAAGAGATTCAACGATTGATCAAATCTTCTGGAATGAATCAAATGGAAGCAGAAGAACTGAAACAAAAAATAGCTTCTCTTTTGGGCGCTTGTAGTATTGGTAATAAAGGTGCTTGCGACGAACTAAGAGAAATATTTCTAGATCTCGAAGCAAAAGAAAAGCAGTCTAGGGCAAGAAAACGAAAAGAACAGTTCCATAGATCGTCAGCTGGGTCTAAAAGAGCTTTCGGGAGAAATAACCAAGAATTCCTTGTAAATGCCGAAGCAAGAAAAGAATTATTTTTTAATATTGCTAAGTTGTTAAGCATGTTACATCAGATGAAACAAAGCAGTGATAAAAAGCTTTTCTCTGAAGAGACCGGTGTTTTTATTGATAATATTATTAAAGGTGCTAATGCTGCAGCATTAAATGCTGGCGGCGAAGCCAGCGGCCGCCGCCCCCAGCTCACGAATTACCTGGTAAATAAAAGTATTGTTGATGTATTAAAAGATAACCAAATATTCTCTGGTGAATTCGAGACAAAACATAGCCAAGCAAGCAGTGACTTAAAACAAACACAATCGTCCTTGCAACGAGTAAAAATGGACAATTTTAGATTCGATCTTGAAAATCGTGTAAAACAAAGAACAAAGACTTTTAAAAGCCTGTCGGATTTTACTAAACACTCCCAAGAAACTTTAGATTTAATATCAGACATGTATGAAAATTTATATCCTCACATACATGATAAATACTTTGGTGAAAAAAGATTGATTGCAGATGAATACCAAAAGCAATTAAGTAATTTTAAAAGCGGAAAGGCTTCAGACTTTGATGGAATGCCAATTGAAATACTAAAAACTGTTTTAAAAGCTTATAATGATATATTAAAGTATCAAACTTTTGAAACTGAATTTGCAAAAACCGGTCAGGCAACAACATACAGTAAAGGTGTTGAGTTAGCCTTAGAGAAAGAAATAACAGCTAACGAAGAATATTTACGAAAAATGAAAAAAGCAGCCGTTGATGATGATATGGAATTATTTGAGCAGGGTAAGCACGAGCTTCAAAAAAGATTACAAAACATAATGGAAAAGATTGATGTCCCAGCACAAGAAATAGAACGAGCTGGCGATAAGGTAGTAACAGCAGCTGCAAAAGAGGGTTATGAATTAGTTCAATATATTAGTAATATGTTTGATGAAATAGAACATATCGTAGAACTCAAAGAAGATATGCAAAGACCAGAGATCAGTCATGGAAAACGAGCTGAAAAATTCTTCGAATATATAATGGGTACAATTGAGAATCATGACGGAGTTAGAGAAAGCTGGAGGGGTGAAGAAATAGATTATTTTGAAGATCTAAATGCAGTTTTTGATAATCCTATAGACCCGGATAAAATATTTATTGGTGTAACTATGCATCCCGAGAATTCAACAGGGTTAATGTCTAAGATGCAAGATAGATTTGGGGGAGATTTTGAACATTCAAAGGCAACTGATTATGATTTTGATGGAAGTATTTCTTGGAACGATTATCATTTAGATGATATAGATATAGTTTACGTACATATCAATATTGAGCCGGATGCCTTTTCGGGTGCAAAAGATTTTGACAAAGCGCAGGACCTCGCGAGGATTTTATTTAGATTATGTGACATATTAGACAAACCAATGTACAAGGGTGAGGCTGACCGGGAAATTATTAAAGATCTTTTCGGAGCAGATGAAGCATATCTTGCGGGTGATATACGAAAATATTTTGTTGATGCAATAGATGCTAGCTTTTTTGAGAACGAGATAGATTTTTTTAGAGATATAAATGATCGTCTCTGGGTTTTTACAGAAAAATTAAAGAAAGATATTAGTCTTCATTTTATATTGCCTAAAAAATAATAGGGAGAGTTACATGTTAATTAAAAAAACAATATTAAAAAAAATAATTAAAGAAGAGATTAGTAGAAAGAATGCTTTATTGTTAGAGGCAACTATGTGGGGTGTCTCTGCAGTTGGTATTCTAGTTATATGCCCAGAAGATCAAACCATGTACCTTCAACAAAGAAGCGACTTAGTAACTGGTGGAAGATTGCAATACTCATATCCTTCTGGCGGAATAGCTGCTAATAATGCGCGAGGTGTTAAACATTATGATACGAGAAATATTACGCAAGATATGGTGCCGCAAACACAAAAAGATTATGAGTTGTTAGCACTTGAAGAGTGGGAAGAAGAAACTGGTATGCCAATAATGTTTACGATAAAAGAAAATAAAATAACAGCCACAGTTGACAGTACTTGGAATTTTCATTTTTATATTGCTACATGCACGAAAAAGCAGAAAGATGCAATGATAGCGCAGGCAAAACCGGTCGACTTTGAATTTAACTGGGAAACAACGCCTGATAGTGGTGGCTGGTATCCAATGTCAGTTTTAGATGGCAGAGATAAAAATATAAACTTGTGGAATATTGCTTTTAATCAAGCTGTAAAAACACTGATCAGGAAGTATAGTAATTAAGAGAAAGGGGTGTTTATGTTTTTTTATTTATTATTTGTTTTAAATTGTTTAGCACACAACATTATATATGTCGATAAACCAGTAGTCGAAGGTGTAGGAAGTGGCATTGAATATGATCAGATATATAGTGAGTTAGTAAGAAAACTCCCAATGTGGAAAAACAAAGATGACGAAGTGGAGTTGCACAATCCTTACAGTATTCGAATGAAGTTTAAAAACTGTGACTATGTTAATAAGGGTGCACACTGTTCAGTAGTAAATGAACATTGGTATTTAAGAACACACATATCTTACACTGTTGATGTAGCTACTATTACATTGACGCTGTTTGATAATTTACATGTACCCGTGTCGTCTGCTACGTATGAAAATAAAAAAAAGGTAATAGTAATACCAAATGTTACTACGATAGAAACAAAGTCTAATGGTTCTCGTGGATTCTCAAGTGACACAACACAAATAATAAAACCACCAACCAGGGAAGAGCTTCCACCAGTCATACTGTCACATGACATTGGCCAAGTTGTAGCATTTCTTTGGCTATCAATGTAAATAGTGCAATAGTTTTAAAACAAGCTCTATTTATAGGGCTTTTTTTGTATATTTATATGAAGAGGTAAGTTACATGAAAAAGTTGAGAAAATATATAAGACATTTAATTTTAGAGTCGAGCGGAAACAGTAAGATAGATGACATAATTTCAACCATCGATGGCTTTGATGCTGGGATAAAGATTGTACCTGGTGAAAGAAAGGGAAAAATAGATATTGTTTACTGTGAAAAACCTAAAAATAAAAAAGAACCCGCAGATTTTTTCTTTGATGAAAGCCATTTATCAGATCGTGCGAAGGCATACTACAAAAAGAACAAGTTAGATCTAGAAGATTTAGTAGGTGCGCTTACAATCATGAAAATGACTAGTGCTGATATCAGAAATTATGGTAATTGCAATGGAGCATACAAGGTCGATATAATAGAAGCCCCAGCCGGCTTTGGACCATTGTTGTATGAAGTTGCTCTTGAGTATTTATACAATTATAGAAGCAAAAATGGTTTAATACCTGATAGAAGAAGCGTTAAACCCGAAGCCGCAAATGTTTGGAAAGTATATAATAGCAAGAGAGATGACGTAAAAAAAATACAGTTGCACCCCGATGATTGTGATATGGAAGTTGCAGGTGGAAAATCAAAATATAAAAAATCAGAGTTGTCAAAAATGTATGTGAAAAATAACACGAAGACAATAGAAATGTTAAAAAAGCGCAAAATGCTATACATATCACCAAAATTGTAGGTATTATATGAAAAATTTAAGAAGTTTTATAAGGAAAATTGTATCTGAAGGCATGATTAACCCGAATAGTGGCGAAATATTGCAGAACTACGCGTTATATGCCGCAAATGATTACGATTCTCCCTCGAGTGCCGGCGTTAAAATTTATATCCTTTATAACAAAACAGAAGTAGCAGAAAGATTAAGTGATAAAGAAACAATAATAGATATGTTCGCACCGCTAATAAGAAAAACAGTGACCGGCAAGCTTGTATTAGGATTTAATGACTCTGGAGAAAGATGGAACTGGGATGATGTAAGATCCTTTTTTTGGGAAATAATATATGAACACACATACGCAATTATAAAAACTAAAAAAAATGATATTGATTGCAATGGCGCAGTGCAAGTTGTAAGAGCCGCGGCAAAACAAGGTCATGGTCCAACGTTGTATGATATCGTAATGTCTATTGAACCGAATGGTATAACTTCGGACAGAGCACAGGTTAGCTCCTCTGCTAGGGAAGTCTATAGATTTTACGCAGAAAAACGTCCAGAGATTGAAAAAAAATACCTTGATGGCGGCATGTTAACTGATATAACATCTGATGATTGTTACACATACATGACACCAAAAGAAATGTATAAAAACAGCTTACTAAGAAAAGCTGTTTACGAAGCTTTCGGTGACTGGTTAATTAGTTACAATCGTGAAATTTATCAAGCGCTTGACAACAAAGGCGGTTTTTACGATGTGGTAGATCACTTCGGAGGTCCAGATGATGTTATAAGATACATAATTGATTCTGTTGAGTTTGGAGAAATGTATGATGAAGGCGAGTTAAGTGAGCTGCAAACTAGTTGGTATGAAGAAAAAGAGGAAATAGAAAAAAATCTCTATAAACTAAAACCACCCGCCATTTTAGAACCCAAAGAAGAGCTTAACTTAAGTTATAATACTGATTATGCTGTGAGCGCTTTCAATAAATTAACGGCAGCACACGATAAATTTTTAGATGAAATGGAAATGGGGTTGTACTATATGTTGCAAGAAATATATGGCCGTGAAGTGCCAATCGATGGTATGATAACCGATTTAAAACCAAGTTTTTGGGAAAATATATTATTGGATTTTTTCCATGCTCACTACGAAGGTGGCAAATGAGTAGTTTAAGATTATTAGTTTCACAAATTATTGCAGAAGCAATGAAAGATCCACGCAGTGATAAAGTACAAACAAATTTTGCACTTTATCACGGTACTGCAGATTATTTATATAAAAACTATATTTTATATGATAAATCTAAAATGAAAAGCATGATGAGACATCATCTTAGAACTGAAATTTCTGCTTACGCTGCTAACGAAGAACCCATCACCCCGGGTGACGAATATACTTTTTACATGTCATTAGAATTTGAATCTTCTCTGAGAAATGTGTTTACTGCAATACTTCCTCACTGTGTTGTCGCTGTAATACAAACAAAAGAACCCTTCGACAGCTGCAATCTCGCTTCGGAAGTAAGCAGAGCTGCAGCTATTGAAGGTTATGGACCTACGCTGTATGACTTAGTTATGTCGATAGAGGAAAATGGAATAATTCCAGATAGGGGTTCTGTCAGCCGTTCTGCGAGAAAGGTATATCGTTTCTATGCAGAGAAACGGCCAGATATTGAGAAAAAATACTTAGACCCAGATAGTGTCACGGATATAAGTAATGATGACTGTCCAGATCATGCTGGAAATAATAAAATGATAGAAAATGCGTACAAGGATGCTTTTGAATTATGGTTAAAAAGTTATGACCCGGGTCTATATGATGCTGTGGATAGCGTATATTTTAGTAAACACCCTTACACTGCTGTAAGGTTAATAAAAAAGTATTATTCACAGGATTTTGTTATAGATGATATTGTTTCGCAGTGGGAGTCTGATAAAGAAAATATAGAAAGAAACTTATTTAAATTTTCACCAACTATAGTTTTTGAACCTAATGAAGAGTTAGACTTAAGCTTTAACACTGATTATGCAAAAGAAGCTTTTAAAAGTTTAACAAAAGCACACGAGGACTTTTTATTTATTTTAAATGAAATGGTTGAGGATATATTATACAATGGCTATGAACTTGAAGAATCATTTGCTGGCATGTTTGAAAAAATAAAGTCTAATACATACCAGAGTATATTAATTGGCTTTTTCGACGAGCACTACGCAGGAGCAGAAAATTGAAAACTCTAAGAAAGCTAATACAAAATATAATAATAGAATCTAGTTACAAATCACCTAAGAGTAATGAGGTGTTAGACAACATGGCACTATATCATGCAAGTGCGGGTGGCGGTGTTTTCATGGGCGGTTACACATGCATACTTTATGATAGGGTAAAATTTTTAGAAGAAATGAAAAAAGTTATAGAAAAATCATATGAGGTTCACACAGATGCAGGAAATGCTGTTGCGGCCGCGGCTATAGATAACAGAGATGCTAGTACTGCTATTTATAATGAAATTTCTGATGAGTTTTATTCTGTGCTTTACGATTGCACTAAAGCAGCAATTAGAGCGGAAAACCAGGAGGGTGAAAATACTAATGGTGCAATGCAAATTACAAGAGCTGCAGCCATAGAAGGTTATGGTCCGACACTATATGATTTAACAATGTCTTATTTTGGAGATGGCATAACTTCTGATAGAGAAGAAGTGTCGTCGTCGGCTAGAAAAGTTTATAACACTTATGCATTTAAAAGACCGGATATAGAAAAGAAATACCTTGATGGTGGTGATGCAAAAATTACTATGACTGATTTTGACGATACAGAATCCTATTGGAGTGACGACCCCCCGCTGCGACAAGCATATAACACTGCTTTTATGATGTGGCTTGAAAATAATTTTGATAAAGATATTGTTGATATTTGCAAAAAACAAGGCTGGGCTGATAGAGCGAATTCGCCATTTATAATTATAAATTGGATGAAAAATCATTTTGGAAATGATAGCGAAACAGTAGAAGAAATAGAAGAACAATGGATGGAAGACCATTGGGAAATAGAACATGACTTACATAATGAAGTGCCATGGGATAGTATTAAAGATGATTTTACAGAGAACGATCCTGACAGTGTGGCACTAGATTTAAGCTATAACACTAGTGCATTTTCTTGGGAACATAGTATATTGCAACGCAGACACACAGATGTTAAAGGTGAATTAGGTGACCTTGTACATCATCTTAACAATTGGCACGGTTTAGAAGTAGATTTTTGGGAATTCTGTGAAGACCATGATAATTATGACAGTATATTATTAAACTTTTTTAGAAAACGTATGGTAGAAAGATAATGACTTATAGTTTAGAAAAATTGTTATTTGAGAATTACGTTAATCCTGGTGTAAGTAACCACTATACATATGTTTACGAAGGAGCTGACAGTACTGGAACTGAATGTATAATGATTGCTTTATTTAACAAAAGCTTGATCGATGAATACATCAACTGTGCAAAACAGAATATTGCACCGACTAGTCAGCTGACGAAACTTGGCAAAAAATTTATTGAAGCAATAAACGATGCAAATAATAATGACGGTGCTTTAAGAAAAGTTGCACCATTGGTAAAAAAATATTACATGTATGAACCATTTGAGTTTGAAGAACCGCAAGCAATTGATTTATATGGCGCAGATGAATATCGTGGTGATCTTTGGATGTTCTTTGCTTCAATTGATGGAATGATTAAAGCAAAACCGACTAGTTCCTCAAAAAATTCTTATTACATTGAATACACTGCAGCGCACATAGGCTCTAAATTTGGGCCACTAATGAAAGATATGATGTTATCACATTTGCATCCAAAAATCATGGTTCCGGATAGAGGGCAAAAAGAAGTCGGCAAACGTGGGAACAAAAAGGTAATACCTTCAATTACTGATGCTGCTATGAATTTTTATAAATACATAAGAAATAAAAATCTTTTCGACAAATATGATTTTATATTAATGGACTCTGAAAAAGAAAAAATAACTAGTACTAACTTAGATGATTTGCCATCATTACACAACTATAATACAAACCATAAACTTTCTGCTGTAGATTTAGAAAATAGAGATGCTCCTATTGTATATAACCCTGCACTTGATGGTATTTTATCTGATGGTGATTTGTATGACATAGGTGTAAAAATAAAACAAAAAGTATCGGTGCAAAACAATAATGCCATTATATATGAAGCTTTACAATACTTTAATGCATTTTTTATGGAGTTCGGCCATGATGATGCACCAAACGATCAGTGTTTATTAGAATTAATAGAATCATATTTTGGATGTATTTATAAAGACAACACTTGGTGGAAACCATATCAGAAGGTGAAGTGAATGATTGACTTAAGGAAATATATAAGAAATGTTATCACTGAAAAAGGTGAGAAGCTAGCACAGATGGGTGACTTACTTCACCACCGATCTAGTAGATACAAAGGTACCCAAGCAAAACAGCTAAAACAGTTTTTTCAGAAAACAACTGGTGGAGCAAAAGGGCAAAGTCGATTAAAAGATGGTTTAACCTATATTCATTGGGCACCTTTTCAACAAGCGGTCGATTTATATTTTAATGTACGTGGTCGACAAAGAAATGAGATTAATACATATATCCACAAAACTGAAGAAACTTTCGAACCTTTTAAGCTGATGGATGAGCATGTTATAGGCATTGTGATTGATGGATATGTAACATTTGCCTCAAAAGTTGATTTAGATTCGGGTCGGCCGGGTAGATTTTTAAAGTTGTTAAAGTCGTATGACAAAATAGTAAAAGCCAAGCGTGATCCAGGTCTAAAAAAGTACATTACACATCGTGACAGAGAAAATTATAATAAGTTGGTTACAATGTTAAAACCGACTGAATTAGCATATATGTATAACCAATACAAAACTAGTGGCGTACCTTCTAGACCTGACGTTGCATCTCTTGAAACCCGCGCCTCTAAATCAAGAGAATACATTGAAGCACTTGAACAGGGTGATGATGATGCAGCTGACAATATTAAATACGGTAGCGATGACGTCATGTTGCAAGATAAAGAAGGCGAAATTAGCAATATATATGATATAATAATAAAAGGAAAAGAGGACTTAAATCCTTTTGATGACATACTAGATGATGATGGAAACCGCGGCATGGATTTAAACTGGCCAGAAGCTATCATTGACAACTGGGAAATTGTAGCGATTTGTATACCTAGTGAAATGAAACAAGCATTTTTTAATTCTGAAGCATCTGATAATTTTTTCCATGATACATGTTATGATGATATACCAATAATTGATGAAGATGGCTACTTAGATATAGATTTTTATGATGCATGTGCAGTAGAAAAAGAAATTATGATAGAAGATGAATTGCGATTTGAAGAAGAAGATTTAGATGACAGTACAAAAGATATGTACAATAGGTTTTTAGAAGATGTTGATGGAGATAGTTTTTTAGACATATTCTCGCCTAATGTTAAGAAAAACCATGAAATGAATAAAGCTAATAAAATATACTAGGAAAACAAAATGAAAACATTAAGAAAATATGTAAGAAACCTATTAACAGAATTGTCTGTATTTGATTATAAAACTCAGCCGGCTGATGAAGGTGAGTTGTTAACTGTTTTACAATCAGAGTTAGATGTTGAAAAGTTAAATAACATAGAACAGCCGACAGGCGAGTTTACGCCAAAACCTCATGGCTTATTTTATGCTTGCGGTGATGAGTGGCTTCGATATGTTAAAAATCCTGATAATATGATGGGTCAGTTTAAAAAAGGAAGAGCTTTTCTGTACAGATTAGAAGTAAATTATACAACCATTGACAAACCTGATGCTAATGCAGTTTGTAAAATAGATAGTGATGAAGCATTTGAAAAATTTACTAGTATATACGTTAAAGGTGAGAGTTTTGCCTCACCTGACTGGCATGCAGTTGCTGACGAGTTTGCGGGTATTGAATTTTGCCCTCTACCACATGGACCGCGCTGGCTAAGTGGATATGATATTGATCAGGGTTGTGTATGGAACAAAGCTGCAATCAAATCTCATAAACTATTATTCCATGACCCATCTAATGAAATCAAACCAAAACCAGCTTCCATAGGTCAGGCTTTCGAAATGTATCCGGAAATCTACGAGTTGCTTGTTGACACTCACGATATTGATGATAGAGGTTATGTACCCGGAAATGATCCAATGTGGAGTGAAATGTCGGTGGAAGAATTTATTGATCAAGAGTACGAAGACCCCGGAAGTTCAAATTTTTGGCGAAGCGGCTATTTCAGCGACATCGACAGAGCAATTATGGCACTCGCTGTGGTAAAGGAAGATGGTTTAGACCTAGGCATGCTTACTTATTCAAGTGTTGATTTGGACGATGTAGCGAAACAGGTGGAAGAAGCTTGCAAAAAATTTGGTGTAATGATGCCTGAAGACCTCGAAGATAAAATTAGCGACATGCAGTGGAACAGAGATGTAGATGAACAAATTGGACCAGGTTGGTCTAGCTCTCAAATAGACAAGTATAGATAAAGAGTACTGATTATGAAAAATTTAAAAAAATATATTAGGAATATTTTAAGAGAATCTATCAACATGCAATGGTTAAGCTGGAATACTTTCAGTGATTGTTACTATGGTTTAAATGATAAATTTCGACAAGACTTTGATGAGTGTTTACGTGAGGGCATGATAGGCGAAGAATGGTATAGTACTGTTGAAGATGTAGATGAAATGGCAGAAGAAGAAACATTAGAGGATAAATTTCATGACTTGGCACGTCACACTTTTTGGAGCTGGGATGTAGATATTTTTAGAAAATACTCAAATCTACACACACCAGATAGAGTTATGATTGCCCTTTGGTTTATTGCTAATAAGAAAACATACATTGGTAACTTTGCATTTAGTGTTAGAGATACTGATGAACTGAGGCACATTGCTGAACAATGTAAAGAAGTAATAGACATGTATGGACTGGTGCCATCTTTTAAAGATGAGATAGACGAACAAACTCGATCAGCCACAGGCATAAGAAATACAGATGATGCTGTAGGAAATATTCGACCATTTAAACATACACATGGAGGACAAGAAGAATGACAGAAATATTAGAAATGTTATTAGACCACGGCTCATTAGGAATATTTGCAGCATTCTTAATATGGCTTTATACAAATATGCAAGCCAGAATGGATGCACTAGTAGATAGGTTTCAGGTTCAACTAGAAGAAATGCAAAACATTCACAAAGGTGATCAAGAATTACTGCGTGAAAGATATGATGATGTCATAGCAAAGTATGACAGTGAAAAGAAACAAATGAGGTTGCAAATTAAACAAAGAGTAGAAGCTGTTGGATCAATAGTGCAAAAAATAGATCAGAAAACTTCAAACTTTTTAGTTAAGCAAGATGCTGACGGTGATGACATAGATTTTATAAAAAATCAAGTCGGTCAGATAAATGAACAAGTTAAAAACATAGGTGAATTAGTAAAATCGATGGACCAAGAAAATCGTGTTAGAAATCTTGTTGCCATGGCTCACGGTGATACACTACCACCAAAATAGAGGGCAAAATGAAACATTTGCGATTATACATACAAAACTTGCTAAGAGAGATGGCAGCACCTAGCACTGATCACTCTGACACTGTTTATTATCATGGTACACCGATTGAAAAATATGCAAAGTCTATAATGTCAGCTGGCGAGATAAAACCACCCGATCTATCAAATAGGTCAGGTCCGCTTCGACCAGTAGATGGTATGGTTTATATAACACCAAGTATTGCGACCGTACAAATGTATGCACTTGGCGGAGATATGGCGGGTCATGGCACATCAAAGTTAGAGGAAAAGTATGGTAGATACGGATACGTATTTGCAATTGCTGGCAAAGATTTATCTAATATACATCCAGATGAAGATAGCATAGGAGAAATGATATACAATAAAGAGGTGCCCTGGCTTGACCAAATGGCAAAATATTATTTAGAAGAAGAGCCATACGATGATGAAGGACAAGGTTTGGGTTACTATAGTTTGTATGATGCCTTAGTTGGCGGTGAATATGATGCTTTTGCGACGGGGGGAAGATATTTAGTAGATGTAATGAGTGATGAAGAAAAATTAAGTTTGATTGATATGGGTGCTGACATTGCTCACGAAGGTCCATTGAAACCTATGGCTGTTTATAGACTTGACAGAAGAAAATCAAAATTATTAAAAAGAGATGGCTCTAATTTTTTTGACATAGCAGAGAAAGTAAAATGAAACAATTAAGAAAGTATATAAGGAACATATTGTTAACAGAAGGGATGTATACACCATCACTAATGAAAGACAAAAACATCCATATAGTATTCAAAGTTGGTCCATCTCAGATCTGGCTTCAGGCTCAGAAAAGACCAGCAACAGGAGATCCAAATCCCAGGTTTGGGAACGTTGGGCAGTTATATTTGGTTTGGCAAAATGATAACTACTATGGGGAAGGCAACTGTGATAGCGCTTGGTCTGTTGAGGATGCTGGCATTGTTGAATCTGTCTCTGGCTTAGGTCCACTCTTATATGATCTTGCGATGGAGTTTGCTGGTGAAGATGGGATCATGTCTGATCGGCATATAACATCTTTAAAGGCAAGAAAAGTCTGGTATCATTATCTAGGAGCTCGGGATGACGTTGAAGCAATATTGCTTGATTACAGAGATGAACCGTGGATAACACCGAACGATCCTTCTGACGATTGTTCCCAGAGGCAGTATGATGGATCCAAATCCTCGAACGAAATAGATGAGTTAACTTATGCAAATCACTTTTCAACAAACAAATTTATAAAGAAACCTATGCATACTAACACGATAAATGCTTTATACGATATGGGATTGCTTACGTTCAAATTTATCATGAACGGAGAAGCAGTACATGGAGATCGGGTGAGAGCTATGGGGATTGAAGTATGAATCATTTACGACAATATATAAGACAAACAATTAATGAAAGCATTAATTTATTAGGTCACGATAAAGCATTAAACACTATTATTGCACATAAAGATAAACTAGTTTCAGGCGAATCAACAGAAGGCAGAAATACTGTGCATTATTCAACAGCAGAATTTCCATATCGCACACCTCTACTTGAAATCGGCAATTACATACATGCAAGTTTAAAAATAGATAATAAAAATTTAGATGATGCAATAAATGATTTAATATTTGAAATGTTTGAACAGGATTATTTCGAAAATGTTAATCAAAAAAACCGGTTTAAAGGTAGCACTGTAGAAAAAATAAAAAATGAACGTAACGTGCTTTATGAAAAAAGGGAAAAATTAATCAAAAAAACCAGTGAATTTTGTGCTGAAAATCGGCGAGATATAGATATGTTTATTGGCTTTCGAATACTAGCTGGTTTTGCAATGCTAGGTGCGGAAGGAAGATTTAAGGCAGATATTGCTAATAATTTGCCGACAGGCGATGGTATTGAGATGCCAATAATAGATATGAAACTTAAAACTGCCATGTCCAAGAGAGCAAATGCTACTATTATACATGAATTTATACATTTTTTACAGTTTGTTGGTTCATATTGGTTGTTACTTGGAAGAATAGTTGTACAACGTTTAAACAAAATTAAGAAAATTGAAATTAGTGATAGTGCTGCCAGCCTACTTTCAGCTGACAGAAAAGGCGCTTTTTATAAACAAAATCTAGCAGACTACAAAGAAACAATTAAAAAGAACGATATAACGCTTACTTATAGTCATCTTTTTGATATTGATAACAAAGATTTTATTTTCGGTGGCGTAAAATTTAAAGATCTTTTGTCAAAACAAAAAAAAATACAGATTAAAAAAGTTTATCCTACTACAGACTATTTTTTAGAGTCACATGAAGTACAAGCTCACATATACCACACAGCTGTTGAATACGTACAGGATAATTTTGATACAATACAAAGCAAATTAGAAAATGAAGATTTTGATCAAGCATTTACTGCAATAGCAAATGATTTAGTCAACATTAACAAAGCTCCTACTGGTATCAAACGTTTCTTTGATGATATGTTTTCTATGTTTCAAAAATATGATTACAACTGGACCGTTAAAAATTATAATAAAATAGCATCAGAGTTTCCAGATAAAGATAAGTTTAAAAACATGTTAGTTAAACAATTGTCACGTGCAATTAAAAAAGAATATTTAAGACAAAAGATGAACAAGTTTAAAAATTTGAGAATACCATGAAAAATTTACGAAAATATATTAGATCAATATTAGTTGAAGCAAATGATTTGCCGGATGAAAAGATATGGAGTTTGTTAAGCCTAATAAAAGATCCACATTTACACATAAAAATGGCTGACGCGGGTGATGGATACATTAAACTATTTAATGGTGATTTGTTGTTAGTAACAATAGACTTTTTGTACACAAGAACTAGTCATATGAGAAAAGGTAAATATAAAACAGCTTTCGGCCCATGTAATGATGCATATATGGTTAAGTGGGCAAAGGCACATGTCCTGGGTTTTGGACCAGTGTGCTACGATGCATTAATGGAATGGGTGTATTTAATCGGCGGTCACGGATTGGTTAATGATAGATATGAAGTTTCTGTAGCAGCGCAAGAAGTTTGGGAAAAATATCTTAAATTGAGATCTGACATAGAAACTGTGCAATTAGATTTGCCGGGCAGTCCATTGACAGACGACCCAGAAGATGATTGCGCAGATATTATGAGTGCAGACAAATGGAGTATGGAGCAACATGGCAAAACCATAGATATTGGTGTAGAAAATGCATACCCTGAAGTACAAGAATTGTATGGCCCGGCAGATGACCCAATGGAATTATATGGATATTTTGTTGATCACCAGGATGACGTTTTAAAAAACACTGCAAAGCCTTTAGCTCCTTCATCGAAATATTTAAAATATGTTCAGGACCCAAACAATGTATTTTCAAAAGTTTATTACAAAAAAAACCCGGGTCTTCTAACGTGGTTTGCAAGTAATAAGCGATTAAAACTCATGAGTCCTTTTGCAAAAAGTCAAAAAAATAAAATAGATGCTTTAATAAATGGGTAAAAAATGAATAAGTACAAAGCTAAATTGATAAAATGCTATGCAGATGGCTCTATAGAAGTTGATATTGATTTAGGCTTTAGTATTACATATCGCGCAAAGATGTTTAAATTTATTTCAGCTGCTGATGAAGAAGATTTACCAGATGAAATTTCTATTAAAAAATTAGAAAGTAAGTTGCTTGCTAGCGCCATAATTATTGAAACAAACAAACGTACTCGTGGTGAAAATGCTTGGCTAGCAACAATAATATTAGAAAGTGGCAGAATTGAAAACTGGTTAGTTACAGCGGGTTATATAGTTAACAAACCAAAGGCAAAAGTATGAAGAATTTAAAAAAATACATTAGAAAAATTATGGAAGGTATGATGAGCCCACATGATATCAGTAATTTAGATGAACCAGGAGAATATTACACAGATCCAAAGTATGCAGAAAAATTTTTTATTGTGGTCGATGGCATGCAAAATAAGACCATGCCTTTAAAACCGGCCGGTGAAGCATTTAGAGTAAGTTTAGAAGCTGCGCGTGGAGATGGGTCAGGGCTTGTTCGCATGACTGATCATATAGACGTAGAGTATAATCATACGTGTAAGACATACGAAGTCGTTAATGCGTACGCAAAAACGGAAAGCGCTGGTCCATTATTATATGACATTGCAATTGAAATAGCTGGTGACACTGGGCTTATGTGCGACAGACATACAGTTTCCGCAGAAGCAGAAAACGTTTGGAAAAAATATGTTACAACTAGATATGATGTGACACCAGCACCACTTCCATGTAAAATGAATCCCAGAGATCACCACAGAAATATTAACTTAGACATTTATCATGATAAAAAGTATGGCTGGTCAAAATACAAATACTTTAAAATCAATGATATTGGTAAAGCGCATCAACCAATAATAAAAGACTTATTTAGATTAAAAAGAATAAAGGTAGGCACTTATCGACAGGATCCAGAAAAATACAGAGAAGAATTTAGAGAAAAATTAGGTTGGCCAGATTTTAGAAAGGAGAAGTAAAATGTTAAGAAAATATATTAGAAAAATTATTAGCGAAGGTCCAGGCGTCACTAGAAGCATGGCAAAACAATCATCACGTTATAAAAAAATTGCACCAGGCGTATCATCACAAAACTTTCAAAAACTTGCAAATTTGGCAGATGACAACATAGAACAAGCACTAGCATTAGGTGACACGTTAGACCAGAATTATGAAAAAGTTTTCTTTTTAGATAATGAAAAGATTGAGAAAATTTTAATCGATCGTCTAAAAAATTTAGGGCTTGTACATTATGAAAACAACACCTCTACGTTTCAAAACCCCAGGCGTTTTAAAAAAGGCGAAATAAGATTTTATGTAGACTTTGATTCTGATTTTTTTACCAACATTTCCGTCGTCATGCATTGTCGTGGTTGGAAAGCTAATTTTAATTTTGATTTAATTAATTTTAAAAATAAAGCTCTTGGCGGAACACACGGCGTTGGGTACAGTAATCCTGACAATTGGCGTATGAGACCTATTATTCATCAGCAAATAGTTACTTTTTATAAAGATTATTATGATAAAAATAATAATTTAAGATCATGGTGGAAAAACATACCTAAAGAAGAGTATGATATTGAATCTGCAATGATGAAAGCTATTGGTCAATCTGACCCTTTTGAAGAATATGAGTTAACTTTAGATAATATATTTATGATGTGTCAGCAGTTCTTAGAAGCAACCAAAAAAATGGCTACGCAAATAGAGCACATAAAGTAAAGAGTATAAAAATGTTACGACAATATATAGAAAAAATTATTAATGAAAGCAACTCAGTTTTTGGTGATTATTTTAATGCTGAAGAATTCCATGAGCTTTTTGATAATATGCCATATGAAAAAAATACTGAAGCTGAACAGGAATTTATTGTTAGCCTTCATGAATATGTAGTGCTTCACAAGGAAGAATCACTGCATGCTTGGGTAAAAAAATATTTCAAAGGTCCGCAAACTTTTACTAGTACGAAATTGTTAAATTTGTTAACAAACTATGATCATTATTATCGTGGATTAACATTAAGCCCTAAAGCAGTAGGAGAATTCCTAAGTAAAAACACAAAGTATTTTCGGCCATCATGTCGAAATATTTTCACAGACAACCAAGCAGATAATTGGTTAATATTTACAGGTAATTTTGACTATCAACCGCAAGGAGAAGTCGATAGCTGGTCAGCACACTTGTCTTCAGTACTAAAGTTTTCAAAACAATACAATGTCCAGATCACTGGGGAGGCTAATGAGGTGCCAGTTATTTTTTGGCACAAAAGGGAAAACGATCCAAAAGTGTTTTTTAATGTTGATTTAGTTTCTAGAATAGCACAAGAACTTTGGGAAAGAGGCAAAATGGGCATCGACAGTGGCAATACATTGTTTAACCCTTGGGGTTCGGAAAAAGAGTCATTATTGATCGGCAAAGATAGCGTTCTTTGTGTTGGTATAATGATATATAAACCTGTGTTTTTTGATGACCTACAGTGGAAACAAGTGCGAAAACAAATACTAGTGGGGATGAGACAAAGTAGACGCGGGCCCGGAGAAATCAAACAGTTTGTGAAAAATATCGAAAAATTTAAATAATAAAGAGTTGCAAAATGGTTTTTAAAAAATATAAAAACGCCAGGAAGAAACAATGATTAAAAAATATATAAGAAAAGTTATACAGGAATCAAACATCAAACAAAGAGAAAAGTTTCTCATCGATGAAATGATAAGAAAAAGCATACAAAAATTGCTCAGCACAGACACTAGTGTAACCAGATTTTTATATGCACTTAAACTCGCCAAAATAAAAAACATAAAAGCCAGCGCATCAACAAGCCTCTATTACAATAATTTAAAATACAGCGAACAAGAAACACTAAAAGATAACTTAACAAAAGAAATAGTAAAACACTCAGAATTCTTTAAAAGAATTCTCACAAAAGAATATAACAAGATACTAAACAGAGATGCAGGCTTCGAAGCAGCAAACGAAGTCGGCGCAATATATGGTCAACCTGCGTCCAACGACATGGATTCTCACACTGCACGCGGATATGGCATGATACCTCAGCATGTATTCGATGAACACGTCAGAAAACGTACAGCTGCAGCACAGAATAGAATTCAACACGAAGCAGATAAATTCGCCAAAAAATATGGGTTATTTGAATAATGATTAGAAAATATATACAAAACATCATATCAGAATCTATAGAAGACATTGAATCTAAAAGAGAAACAACACTCGTTAATATGATCAAACAAAGCCTAGGCGAAAAATTGCTTAAAAATAAATTACACCAAGAAAAATTCTTGTTCGCAATAAAAACACTCACATCCTTCAAATATGATACCGAAAACCTAATATTGCAAATATATACACATCTAAAATTAATCGAACAAGAAACACTAAAAGAAAACCTTACACAAGATATCCTCGATCACTCAGACTTCCTCCAATGGCACGCCAAAAATTACTACCAATCATGGCAACAAAAATCACCAGCAGAAATGGCAATGAAAATACAAAAACAACGCCGCGGTATGCCAGCACCTTCCGATATGCCCGAAAGCACCGTACGCCATTACGGAATGCTCTACTGGGATGAATGGCAAGCAGAATCTGAACAACTCATACCCGAAGCACAAGATACCATCAACAATAAACTTCACCAACTAAAAACTCAATACGGAGAACATGTACCATGATAAGACAATACATACAAAAAATAATATTAGAAAGATCAGAAAATGTTTATAAATCAATATTTGATGACATAAACGACTATTTTTCAACGCTAAAATTCACACCAGAAAAAATAGATAAATTAGTCAAAAACAAACCTGAGCTCGAGAAAAAAGCGGACAAATATAAAAAGATAGTCAAAAGAAAACTAAATAAAATACTTGACCAATACAACATGTCAGAACAAGATATGCGTAGCGTCATAGCAGTAGGCGAATCAAAAGGCGGAACAACAGAAACCGTCTTAAGTGCCCTTCAAATGTTATATGATAAAGAAAGCGGATCAGGCTTCGAACGCGCAGAAACCACTGGGAGAAGCAAATTTGCTAAAAGATTCGACCAAATATTACAAAACGCGTGGAAAGAAGAGGCAAATAAACACCCTGAATTCTGGGAATCATTCGAAACATGGCACGGAATAAATGCATTTAAAGAAGGGAAAGAATCCAGAGAACCTAAAGCACTAATAAAAGCATTCATCGATATCATGACCGGCCAATACTGGAAAACAAGCTCAGACGACTTCTCAACCTATGGATGGGACGGAACTAAAAACCAAACATCCAAAACAAAAGTAAATCCCGGAATAATGCAAATAACAAACAACCTCTCGCCAATAAAACAAGTAATATGCGTTAAAATAAAAGGAGATATCAAATTCGCCGGAAGTCATGACATACTAACACAATGGACACAACTCGCAAAAGAAAAAGACGCCGACTTCCAAAAGTTTGCCGACTTCTCAACCCTAATGCGGAAAGGCGGCATTAAAGGACTTATAACAGGACCAGACGATAAACTCCTCCACGGTGCCGACCCATATAATGAAATAGTAGTAGACAACTGGAAACTAGATAACTACATCATCCTGCCACCCAGCATCATCAACAAATTCCAATTTGATAAACGGGAACTCTCAATTATGAACGCCATAATCGAAGTAAACAAAATGTCCAATAACATTAATGACTTTATACTCAACCAATATAAACACGTCGGCCCACAAACCCAATACAAACGAACAGGAATCGCAAACAAATTAATATTTGACTTCAATGCACTACTAAGCCAAACCTCACAAGACAATAGCAAAGCAGAAGAAAGATATCGCCTGCTCAAACAATCATTTAAAGAAATAGACTACCTATTAACATTCACCCAATACTTGCAACCATTCAACGTGTTCGACCAAAGTAACAACAACATTACACAAAATATCCAAAAATTCAGACGCACCATGCAAATAATAAACCACATGTCCAAAAAAGTAATCTATGAAAGTCATACGATAGACAAAGATATCATAGCCGCCATAGCCATGTCAGGTAATGGCACCCCTCTAGCATGGAAAAACCACCAAAAAACAGCCAAAAACATTGAGATGGTAAAATATTACAACGTCGACGACGTCGTCCCATTCTAATTACCAACACCCATCACCATAAACCATCATCTCTGGCCAAACTACCAAATACCAGCAACCCGGATAGACACCATTTCATACCATAAACCACAGTATACTGTACACCAGGTAATGCTGACACTGAATACGAGTGCTTATACGGGTACCGTACCTTTAAGGCCCTCTCGCACATCCTGACTAATCTATCGTCAATCCATCCTCACGCCGTCTGGAGTCTACCCTCTCCGCGGAAAAAAGAATTATTTTTTTACAGTGTTTTTTGCAAAATCTCCAGTAACCGGTTATATTATATATGTAATCAAACACAGGAGAACACTATGCAGCTTTTTATACTACTTTGCCTTTGGTTAGGGATGTTCACGCTTTTCGGCCTCATGCTTTTTATGCTCACGTTAACCCGCCCGCCAGAATAATTGCACACGAATTCATCACCATCACCACGGAGGTTTGGTCCCTCCGGCCCCGAATACTTACAAGGAGAAACTTATGACTAAAAAAACTATACCATACGATTATCTAGCCGATCACAGTGTTACCGATTTGCAAAGACTTCTAGAAAATGCAGATATGTTTACACCGGAAACCGTCGCCAATATTGAAAAGCTTTTAGCCGCTGGTCCGGAAAAATGTCTTATATCCAGAATAGTCGAGTGCACCTATAATGTCAAGCCTATGGATATAGATGTCGAATTCGTTGAAGGTCTTATTGCGCAAGTAAATATGTATGAGACATTGGCATTCGAGTACTCATACATTCTAGAAGAAGCAGAAGTCATTCTAGACAATGCGCGTAATATTCAAGAAGCCGAAGAGAATGAATGGGAATACGCCATCAATAATCCGGACCACCCAAGATACAAGGAATTGCGGGAAGAATTTAACGCAAAATAATCCCAGTAAATTTTGTAAATTTAATCTTAACGAATTATAATATATATACCAATTAAACATACTTATTAACCTACCTATTGGAGCACATATGAAACTCAATATTAACAGTCACGATATCCCATTCGGTACCGATATTCTTAACATTACAGTACCTCCCGCTTTACGCCAACGCCATCAAACCGGTTTGCATTATGTCGACGGTGTCATGGGTGGACGCGGCTTTACTCCTTCAACAGTTACCATCTTCACAGGAGAACCCGGAGCTGGTAAAACTACTATGGCATTATCCCTTTGTAACGGACTTACCGGCCAAGGTCATATCGCAGTATTCAATACCGCGGAAGAAAGCTTGCATCAAATCAGTCTCACCACAGAACGATTAGGTCTTAAGCACGGTTTCCTTACCGGTAATACAGATTGCTTAGACGATTTAATCGATGGTCTCCGCGAAATCCAATCAGCCAATCCTAAGAAACAGCTGTTCTTTATCGTTGACTCCCTACAATGTATGCACTATATGCACCCTAAGTTTGGACGCTATCATTCAGCAACTGGCGCATTGGAGATGATAACCAACTTCTGTAAGGAAACCAATGCTATAGCTATCATCATTAACCAAGTCAATAAGTCTGGTAAAATGGCGGGTAGCAATAAACTCAAGCATATGGTAGACTGTCATCTTCATCTCAGCATAGAACAACGTGACCCTGATTTGCTAGGCTGTCGTGTACTTACCGCTGAGAAAAATAGATTTGGCGGATGCGGCCACTTAGTATTCCTCGATATGGCGGAAGAAGGTTTTAAACTAGTCGGTACATTTAAAAAATAAATCACGGAGTTAACACTATGCGTACGTACGAAATAACATATATCATCGATGAGGATTACAACCGTATTGGTAAGACAGTCCTACAAGCAAAGGATGCACAACTAGCATGCCTCATGTTTCAAAGGTCTCATCCAAAGTCTCACTGGATTACGGAAGTTAATCGATTAGATTCATAAGCCAGGACGGGCCAGCCCAGCCTAGGCTCCCATATATGTCTATAGGGCCCGCCAGAAGGGCCCTTTTTTATGCCCGAAATGGGCCAGCCCTAAAAGGCCCATAAATATGCTAAAAAGGCCTGGCCCTAATGGCCCCCGTGGTGTCGCTGTGTGGCGCTTTCTGGGTGGAGGTGGGTTAAGGTAGTGTTCAAATTTTCCGGGGGGAGATTTTTTGACTATGGGTACTGTTTTTCCTGAGCGAACGTATAATTAAGATATATCATACCTTTCAAAAATTCCCGGGAGAAAATTATGAGAATATCTAAAAGACAATTGAGACAAATTATACGAGAAGAATATACGCGGTTAAAAGTGCGTAAAATGCTTAACGAAGCCACTGGCGGTTACATGCAAAGTGATATGTACGTGAGTGATATTGCTGATTCGTTGATCCAATGGATGGATTATTTCTTACACCATGAAAATGAACCCGGGTATGATATGTACGGAGATTACAAAAGTCTAGAAGAAGTTGCTGAGTGGGCACGAGAAATCGCAAATTCAAGAAAATATGGGCTTGATAAAAGTAAATTACGTGGCGAAGTTGAGAAGGAAATTAAGAAGAGACTTAATAACCTAGAAAGAGAGGAGTACCGCGCTTGGTCTGATAAAGACAAAGAAGCTCAGATCGGTAAAGAGATAGGCGAATATAAAAGCATATTGGACATGTATGATGAATTAGAAGATATGATATTTGGGGGGATTTAATTATGAGAATATCCAAAAGGCAATTGAGACGAATTATAAAAGAGGAGTATACACGTTTGCGTATACGTAAAATGCTAAATGAAGATATGCGTAACATGACGCCATACGAAGAAGCAAGAAAGCGATTTGATAGCTTGGCTAAACTGCATGCAGCTCATGGCGGTGCTCCGCGAATGTATCACGTATATTCCGGTTATCTTCAGGTTTTGCAAGATGGGAGACCACCTAAGAATCTCTCACCGTACGAAAAGGACATGTTAAGTGGAAGTGTTTCCAAAGCTATTGAAAATTTAAGTGGAATGAAAGAATATCTATCACAGCTGGGTGGACTAGATGGTGAAGTAGGTGAAGTAAAACAGGCGGAAAGTTTGTTACGGATGGCCCGTATGTACAAAGCTTTGTTAGAAGGTCCACGTAGATAACTACATGCATGTACAAAGGTTATATTATGAAAATATCTAAAAAGCGGTTGAGACGAATAATAAGAGAGCATATAGCTGGCGCGGAATCTATAGGCGAAGAAAAATATGAGAGACGGAGAAAGGCTATAAGCAAGAGTGATGCTAAAATGGCTTCTGATGTTGGCAAGTTATTAAGCAGAGAGGATATTGCGAATATAGCTATTAATTTCATGTTAATGGAACTGGAGACCGGGTTTGACAAGTCTATCCAGGATATGGTTAATTGGACATGTGAATCCCGGGGTATATCAGAAAAACGGTTACATCGGTGGTTGGAAAAGCAACCCGGCGGTAATAGATAGATAAGCGGGGGGAATGTATGAAAATTACAAAAAGACAGTTGAAAAAAATTATCCGAGAAGAGTATGCGCGCCGCGCAGCGCGGGTACATAGTATTAATGAGAGTGCTTTCGATGATGTTTGGTTGGATTGTGTAGAACAGTTGGAAGCTATGGCAAGTAAGAATGGTTATGTTTGTTGTCATTGTGCCGGGCAGGTTTACAAACAGCTTTTTGGTGAGGAGGCTGATATGGAAACTTGTGTTTCATTAATTCAGGATTGTATATCAGCTGGTATTTTAATGCCTAGGCGTCATCCGGATCCAAAGATGAGAGATATAACTGTTTATGGACCAACACCGCCTCGAGGGACTATATATGAATAGAAGACAAAAACAATTAAAGCAGCTGCGATTGGTCATACGAGAGGCTATATCATCTCAAATGATGGAGCCTAATCGTGTTGTGGCTTCTTTGCCGCATACATACCAACCCGTGCACTGGAAGTCTCTGATGCAACAGGGCAAGTGGTCGCGGAAGTTTCCAGAGACATATTTTTCTCCGGAGCAAAAAAAGAAATATAGTGATAAGGTAGCAAATTTGCGTAATACTGATCCGCATCAAGCTGATGCATTAGTTGGTCCTGTTGTTAACGAACCGTTTGGTTGGTACGATTCAAGTAAGGGTTTCACTGAAGAGCAAGATATTTTATATCGCATGCACTCAGAAGATTATATCCCAGACCCAGAGGATCCAGCGAATTTATTACATAGAAGGCGACAGTCTGTTCCTCCAACAGTTGAGAAATTGCTAGCAACTGAAAATCATGACTATAATATAGTGTACAAAGCTGCATACAAGATATACTCGACCAGCGGTGTAGCTAATCCTTGGGGTAGAGACACTGGCACAAACGCCATATCTAGACTTTTTGATTATTATAGCGAGCTTGCCCTCAAAGATATTCTTACAGCGAAAGCCAAGATAGAGGAATACTTGACAGATGCTAAATATGCGGATGATCGCGAAGAAATAGTTTCTAATTATTCTTACAGAGGCGAAACATTATTGGCAGACATGGAAACCCTCGTTTCAAGTTTAGAAAAACAATATAAGACAGCAATGAAATGGTACTACACTGGTCAAATTGCTGATGGTTGGTATATGCCATTGTTAGAGAACTGAAATAGAGGACACAAAAATACGATTATCCGAATGACTATGAACAAGCGATGGAAGCATACAAAGATGGTCAGATGGATGCTAAAGGGTTATAAAATGAAATTATCAAAAAGGGGTATAAAATGAAAATTACAAAAAGACAACTCAAAAGAATTATTCGAGAAGAATATCAGGAAGTTATAAAAGAAGGCATTGCCGGCACTGTTGGGTATCACCTAGGCATGAAAAACCACCACCCTGTTCATGAGATGTGTTTGCAATTAAAAGAATTGTTTCCTGAAGCGACAGAGGAACAACTAGCTTTTGCGTTTCTTTTAGGTGAGAATCCTGCTAACGGACTTAAGTCTGCTCGAGAAGGAAAGGACCAAGAGTGTTACAATATTTTGTTTCGTGCTCTGACCATCTGGAAAGAATATCATGATGTACCTGAAGGTGGAGAATTGCCTTCAGACAGAAGGAGAAAAAATCAATTGAGATCTGTATCACCGGATGTTGTCGATTGGCAAGAAGATGGTTGGGAATACGAAAAGTATGGTGTCATGCCCGGTACTGATGAAGAAAACACCTAATCATAACAAAGGAGGCTTCTATGAGGCTTACAAAAAGGCAACTTCGATATTTTATTAGAGAAGCGATTGAAAACGTTATAACTCAGCCTAATTTGGTTCAACGGTCATTGCCGCACACGTATCAACATTGGTTTACAAAAAATGCTCCAAATCGTCGTAAGCCTCCGGAAGAGTATTTGTCTGATGAACAGAAAGAAAAGTATGGTGATAAGTTAGCCACTTTGCGGGCTGATGATGGCAAGCAAACGGATGCATTAGTTGCACCATTAATTAATGAGCCGTACGGGTTTTATGATAAAAGTAAAGGCTATACAGAAGAAATGGAAATGATATCAAGAATACATGATGAAGAGGTACCTAACCCTGATGGTCCGGGTACAGTTGATAGAAACTTTGACGATCGTATACCTCCTTTTATGTTGAATTTGCGTGGTTATACAAATAATCAAGTTTATAATTTGTCCCGTGTAGCTGAAGATATATGGATAAAAACAATTAATGAAAGAATGGAAAGTGATACTGGGAATGAGTTTGGTTTTAAAGGATCCGACATCGGGTTTTTTGGTCAAGACTTGGCGGACAGAACCAGGCTTCATAAATACATTAATAATTTTGTTTTAGAAAAGGATATCATTAGGGCAGCTAACAATTTGGAAAAGTATTTGAGTGATGCTAAGTATGAAAAAGATCGTCAGGATCTTGCTTCTTTTTCGGATGGTCGACAAGCATTAAAAATGATTCGAGAAGCTATTAAAAGTTTACGAAAGCAATATAAAGATACTATGAAGTATTATCATTACGGCACATTGCCTTCAAGGAAATAGCATGAGAATATCTAAGAAAAGGTTAAGACAAATAATACGAGAAGAATATAGAAGAATAAACGAGTCTTTTATATCCGGACCTGCAGGTACTATGGCTGTGCCAGACGAAGACCCAGCTGATCAACTTAAGCCAGACCATGTTGGGAAATTAAGGGACTTAAAAACCAGTGATAGAAAATATGCAGATCATCTAGCTAAAGGTGCAGGTTATAAACCACAATATGGACCATATCATGAATTTTCGGATGATGACGAAATACATAAGGACCCTATGGGCGAATATGATAAACGCACACGTATAACTCACCCTGAAAAAGGCGACTGTCCATCTTTTAAAGATGTTAAAAGTATACTTTCAAGATTTGAAGACACAGTTGCGTCATATTTTATGCAAAAGCGAAGCAAATTAATTCAACTCTGGGAGGACAGTTTTATGATGGGTTATAATTTACCTACAATTGAGGGGTGTGGTGATGATACTCGATCTTTTCAATGGATGGTAAATCAGGCTGAAATTAATAATGATAAAGGTGTCTTTGGGTTGGATTATGAAACTTATAAACAGTTTTGTGATGCTTGGTTAAAAGACGCAGACGAATATAGCATGTTCGAGTGGGCATATATGGAAGATATATAATAGTTAGGAGATAAATATGAAAATATCTAGAAAGACACTAAAACGTATTATTAAGGAAGAGTATGCAAGACACAGAAGATTGTGGAACGCGTACGCATTCAGCACTCTGAACGAGTCGTCAGCTGATATTGTTGAAGAATGCATCAAGAAATGTATAGAAAAACTAAATCTACATCGTACGAAAGTCGAACTTGAATTAATGCAGGGTCGACGTTTTAGTATCACTATGCATAAATGTGTAAGAGAGTGCTGTATTGAGATGGGCTGTGAAGATGCTGAAGCGGGAGTATTAGCAGCTGTTCAACTACATTTTGAAAGTCAAATGAATATACAATAAGGAGTAAATCAATGTCAAGTTTAATAACACCGCATGAGTTAAGTGAAAATTATATCGTAGAGGTACTAGGTTTCGAACGCGGATTACTAGTTGAGGGTCGTTATAATATCCAGCTACAAGAGGCAATTCTTAGAGAACATTTGCTTTTTGAAAGTTGGTGGGATCCTGCTAAAAAATTTCTAGGTAAGGGTTTTAATAAAATTAAAAAAAAGGCCATGGAGCCAATCGAAGCAATAAACGAATTTGGTTCAGACGTCAAGGGTATTGTTGCTGCTCTTACAGCAGCTGTGCAAAATGGAAAAATGCTTAAGCAGATTAATGTTTTCGTGCAATACTCCGGGAGGGCTGCAGGTAAAAATATTGCTAACAAAATTAATAAAATAGGCGATTATTTAAAAAAATACAACATGCCAACATTTGCAAAAGGCTTGTATAAGATTGCTAAGACTATAGATAGTTTCAGAGTTAGTGTAGCAAAAATCTCTGGTTGGAAAGGCTTGTTGTCAAACTTAGCGTATATACTAGGTGTAAAATATTTAGATGATAATTTTGAAATCAGTGACAAGCTAGGTAATGCTATTGAAATATTAAAAGAACCAGTTAAACATTTTAAAGGGGAAGTATTAGACTATCTTACTGGTAAAATAGAAGATGCAAAGGAAGATGTTTTAGATGCTGTCAAGGAAAAAGTGTTTGATGTTATTAAAGAAAAATTTGGTTTTGTCGAAGAGTTCAAGAACAAAATTCAGGAGCTTGTGGAAAAATTAGCAGGTAAAGCGATTGAACAGTTTGCTGGTCCGATTGCATGGGTTAAACAAGCCATAGAATTATTTGGTACGGCTAAGTTTGTTACTGATACTATTTCGCCTGCTTTATCACAGGGGAAGAAAGGTATTCACAAGCTTGAATCTTACAAAATACCTAAGTCTGCTCTTAAGAAAATAATACGAGAAGAATATAGAAGAAAAATGAGATTAAACAATGCTAGGCTTCGCACTAAGAAAATATATTAGAAACATACTGTTAGAAACTTCTAACACAGCCTGTAATTATATATCATTTGGTTTCATCGATGATCAAGGCAATTTGCATGATATAGAAGAATATCGAATGGCTAATCCGGATAAAAGTCATGTAATCGATCATGATTCATATTTGCATGAATTATATGGTGATGAATATAGTTACGAAAGACCACAAAACTGGGTTGTAATTAGAAATGCTAAATTTCTAGAAATAGAGGCATATAATTGGTGGGACATTGATGATAATATCAGACACAAACAAATTGATGCATTAATAGAAATGTTGAGAAGATGTGCTGGTTACTGCGACTGGATTAGGAACAATATTCTAGAAGAACATGTCGATATCAATTATTTAACTCAAATGGGCCGGCCTCCCGGGAGTACAGATGAATCTGAAACTTGGCCCGATTTAATAGCTAGATATGGTCGAGAAGACCAAGTAATTAAATTATTAGAATTATTTCTCCCGGAGTAATATTACATGTTAAGAAGGTACATAAGAAAATTAATATATGAAATGATTCTTCGTGAGTCTATTGACCCGGGGTTAGAAGATTACCTTAATGGTTTGGCTGACAAGGCGCAGACTGGTAATTTAAAAGGCGCGGTATTTGGTTTAGTAAAAGGAAAATATGCTACTGAGGCTCGTGAGTATGTTTATAAAAGGTGCCGTGTTATAAACTGGCAACAGTATCAGACATTGTATAATTCTGGTGTGAAAACTGTAATACCACCAACGATGCCTGGGTTTTTTGGTTTGCCTGGTGCAGCTGCAAAGGTAACAGCTTGGTTGTTGGAAAATAAAAATGATCCGCAGTTTAGGCAGGAATTGAAGCAGGTTGTGATTGATAATTTGCCGCGGAGATCTGTTGCATAAGATGTCTAGGGGGAGCCTAGACATTGTTGTACGTGGTGATCTATGGGTGTATCGCGCGCCAAAAGTTTTTCGTGTTTTTTATTTTGTTGTTTATATTTATTGGTATAGATTTTAAGGAAGCAAATGAAGATATCAAAAAAGCAATTAAAGCAAATTATCAGAAAAGAGTATGTGCGTTTGCAAAATCGCAGGATACTTAATGAAGAGATTAATGAAGATTTAGTAGATTCAATTAGATTAGCTATGGATGAAATAGATCATTTATTAGATGTCATGACCAAAGAAAGTTTAATAGAATATATACAATCAAAATTTCCACATGCAAATATAGAAACAATTGAAGAAGCTATTAGCTCATATTAAGGGGGACAACCATGAAAATATCAAAAAAACAACTAAGACAAATTATACGTGAAGAATACACAAGACTAAAATTCAGACGTATGCTCAATGAGAGTGCGGGTAAAAAACTACAACAGTTAAATGTAGATATAGCTAAAGGCCCTGATGGAGAGCTATCATCAACATTTTTTGCCGTATTTAAAGATGGCTCGCATATGGGATCTCAAGAAAGATCTATTGGACATCAGGCGCATAACATAGCAGCGGAAAATATGAAACATGAAACAAGTTTAAGAGGTAAAACAAGCAGAGAGAAACGAGAAAAATATGGCAATCGTTCTAGAATATCATTGGATATGGGTTCGGTAAGAAGAAGAGGCGGTGATGTTGTGGAAAATTTCTGTAATGTCTGGGCTGGTCATTTGTCTAGGGAACTTGGTATTGATGTAAGCTCATCTGATTTAATGAAATTACACAGAAGTGGTCAATTGAGTGTTAGTGGCCCTGGCGGTGATACAGAAGCTTATGCAAAACATAGAGCTAGCTTGCCTAACACCTTTTATGACGAAAAAGAAGATAATCTTTATGATCCAAGTGAAGATAATTTAGAAGAAAATATAAGAAGAAAAATTAGGCTCATGCTTAAATAATATTACATTTAATACTAAAATTAAATAAAAGGTAATTAAATGATAAAAAAGGGTGCGTTAAAGCGTATTATTCGTGAGGAGCTGAGTCGAAAGTCTAGACTTAATGAATCTACGAAGGAATACTACAAACTTCAGGGCATGGCTGCTGAGAAGGTACCTGTTGAAGATATTGTGGCGGAAATAAAGCGTATGATATCTGACAAGGAATTAAGGTATGATCAGGCGTTGGAGCACCTCAAAAATCTTACAAGATACTATCCTAGAATGCCTAAACGAGATTATGATAAGGCTGTTGAGTTATTGTCTGACTTGTCTTCTACGCAAAGTTTTCTGACGTCAGAAGTGCCTGATAGTTTGGAAGATTTGTTGTTGTGGTATTATGGTGACCCTAGAAAAACTAGGTTGTCTGGTGATGATTATGAAACTTTGGGTTTAAATCTAGATGGCAGATGGTGGGGAAGCAGGGTAGACAGACAAAGCCCAATGCAGATATGGGATAAATATATACCATCATGGTTAGGGACTAAAGCATTGAAGGGACCTGTACATAATTTCCGGAAGGTATCTGGCGATAATGGTTATTTCAAGTACATGTTTGATTTTGAAGGTGACAGTTGGGATTTTGAAAGTCGTCGTAATTATTCTAAGGGTTGGCGTGAAGCTGATGAGAATATATTTAACATGCCGCAAACTTTTGGTGATGCGGAGAATGTAAGACGAGATTTTCATCAACAGTTGGTGAATAAAGATATATCCAAATTAAATCCTGGTAGTAAAATAGATTTAAGAACTGGTACTGCTCCAGACATGTCAGATTTGGAAACTTTTGGTCATTTCATGTATGGGGAAAAGGGCAATCCGGATAGGGAAGCAGTGCAGAAAAAAGCTGAAGATTATTATGACTTAAGCAAAAATAAAAATAAAAAATATCAATAGGGGGGGTAATATCATGAAAATTAAAAAGACAGCTTTAAAAAAGATTATTGCTGAGGAATATGCGAGAAAGCGTGTAAGAGACATGTTGCAAGAGGGAATGTTTGATTTTGATCAATCACCGGTGTTGAATATGGCGAAAGGTGCTTATAACTGGTTAAGAATGCGTGATGCAATAAAAGTAGAAGTTAAAGAAAATACACGTGGAAAAGATTATAATCTTAAAATTGAGTTTACAATAAAAAATTCCGGAATTTCTGCACGTCACAGCTCAAGTTTTCCTCACTTCTTGTACAGAGCAGAGTTAAATTTAAAACAGCTAAAAAATGGAGACACACGTGTAACACATGTCGGAGATGTTCCTATTGTAATGGGTCTCAAGGGACCTGATGCACAGGTGAACTTTGCAAGAAGAACGGGTGAATATGGATTTGGAGGTCCGTTTGGTACAAAAGGTCTCAAAAAAAGTGAGGACATCCAATTTCAAAGCCCAGCTTTTTTCTACAGTGAAATGGTGCCAAATGAAGATGGCAGGAACAAACGTGTTTATGGGGACAGGCCTGTAACCAAAGAATCAGTAAAATCAATAACTGATCAAATATTAAAAAAATTATATTATTTTTATGGTGGTAAGAACCGAAGACTACTAGGTGATGACACCCCTACTTGGTCTTGGAATATAACTGGCGATTTATCATAAATTAAAATATGGGGTAGTATTATGAAAATTAAAAAGACAACTTTGAAAAAGATTATTGCTGAGGAATATGCTAGGAAGCGTGTAAGAGACTTGTTGCAAGAGACATTTATGGACCGGGTGAAAATACACACTGGTGAGTTTATGGGTTCATTAGGGCGAGGTGCATCTAACATTTATAATTTTCTTACTATGCAAACGCCAGTGAAGGTTGATCTGAGGTATTATGATTTACAAGCAGATCGAAATGCAGCACACCCAAGGCTCGAATTAAACATTGACATAAGAGATTTACCAATATTAGCCAAAACTTCAGTCGGTGAATATAGTACTGAAACACAGAAAAAATATGCAAATGTTAGTATTTCAGCACTCCTGGAAGTTAGCGGCAAAGTACCAGTAATTAAATTGACCAAACGAAAATTAGTTTTATTGGAAGACAAGCTTGGTGGGTCAATACCTAAACATGATTATGTTATCCACAAAGAAAAGGAAAAAAATGCTGCACATAAGGATCAAGAAATTAGTGCTACATTTTCTCCGCGTGATATAGCTTTAGGCTTCGATAAACCCTCCAAAGCACGTCAACATGTTGGTATACCGGCCGGTGTTGATGCTGTTGGTAAAAAATATGGAAAAAAATATTTATCCGACAAGACCGGAGAAGTACAAAAGTTATTCTTCGGCACTAGCCGTCCTGAAACAGAAGATAGAGGTTCAAACCCTATATATTTCGTGCCTGAAAACAAAAGGGATGATGGACCAATTTTAAACTTTAGCGATGAAGCAATAAAAGAATGTGTAGAAGGCATATTGAATTTTTTGAATTACTACGAGCATGGTGATCAAAAGAAAAATAAGATTAGACCTCTGCTAGGCGAAGACGGCAAGGGTGGCGATCGATATGCTCATGACTTTCGGTTGAATTTTGACATTTTTAACCGCGTTGAAAAATATGGAAAAAGCTAATTAGAATATTTTTATAAAATGTGACCTCTTTGGGTATAGTATTAATACACTATATTTAAGGAGGTTTTTTATGTGTAAGTTAACGGATGCTGGATACAATTTAGATAATTATAATGGTCCTAGTTTAGAGAGTGAAGCTGTACAGCAGAATGTGTTGGATGTTTTAAGCTGGGGTAAGAAGTTTAAATTGTATCGTGTTGCGGACAGGAAGGAAAATGGAAAGCTTGGTTATTACTTGAACAATGTATTGGTAAAGGTTGCTAGTAATGACACAAATATGATACTTAATGTAATGAAAGGCCCTAAGCGTGGTGGCCGGGCAGTAAACAATATAGAATATGAGACACATGCAAAGCATCAGATGTTTGTTAGAAATATTGATAATGAAGATATATGTAATGCATTGTCATATGGGTTAAAGATACCCGGTAATCGTGATAGATATGTTTGGTTGCATAATAATTTGTATATTGTTGGGAAAGAGGATGATGATTCAAATTATGAGGTAATTTCTGCTGTTAGAATTAGTTTGATTGACAAAGATGGTTTTTTTCGTGGCGGCGAAGAAAAAAGAGGATTTTTATCTATACTTTTAAACTGTAGTGAAAGATTTGGAGTTAAAGATTGGGGATATCAAATAGTAGATGAAACAGCAACCATATTATACAATATATCTGAATTGTCAGAGTTAGACGTATTTGTTCCTAATCGTGGTCACAAGTATTCACTTATTTTCGGTGTTTCAGCTCCTAATGATAAAGATTTTTACAGAAAGCACAGGGATTTGTTAGCTAATTTAGGTTTCGAACAATATAAAATAATTGGGAGATCTAATACTGATATACATGGTAATGAGGAACACATTGTGTTACTTAAATTTGACATGAATATATATGATTTAACGATGCACTGGGGATTTTATAAATAACTAGATAATTATATTTTATCGGAGTTATTGTATGATTAGAGAATTTATCAGAAATGTTATAACAGAGAATATAACTAGTGTCAATCATCAGGACATGATTAACAGGATTAGGGAATATTTTAAAGATATTTTAGTCACAACCGGTTTGCAATTCTCATATTATAATGAGTATGATAAAAAAACTGAAACTTTTAAGATGAAGTACCGTGGTGACACTCATATTAACTATACTGGTGTTATCAAGCTAGAATTTATTATAGAACCAATGATTATTGGGGCAATTGAGGATTCAATGCTATTGTCTCCACTTCCGCCTGGTTACACTAGGAATACAATTAGGTATTTTGAAGATGAAGGATATAAAGAATTTAGTAAAGTTTATGATTCATTTGTTAATGATTTTAGAAAGTGGTGTAATGCTAGAGGGTGGCATGTTGTTAACACTGGTCAGACTAGGTTAGAACCAAGTCATTTGATAATGAAGTTTACTATGTTGTTGCAACCATTACCACACAAAAAAAATCCTAGTTACTTTGCCGGCATTGAGGGCATTCAAGATAAATTAATTGTTCATTATACTGCTGAAGCTAATGAAGCCTCTATTAAATCAAAAGGTCTTAAGCCTACTGGTGGAAAAGCAAGATATGGTCATGATTTTGGTAAAGGCAGATTATATTTAATGCTTATTGACAAGAAAGATTATAATGATCCTCAGAAGTTGCAGGAATTTGCATATTTTATCAGTCAAATGTCGGGATTGAGTGCTTCTGGCAAAAAGGCTAATCAGCATAAATGTTTTATTGTTTTTGATCCGGCTAAGATTGATGCAGATAATTTTGGAATGAATTTTTATATTGATACTGAATTTAGCAAAAATGCAAAGATGGAAGTATATGATTCTCGCAGTGCTCCTTTAGGTTGGCATGTTTATTATGTTTATACGCCAACACATATTCCTGCAAAATATTATAAAGAAACTATTTATGTAGATGTTATGGGCAAAATAAAAGCTGAGTCATCTCCGCCGAAGCTGCAGTTCAACTTTAAAAGATAGAAAAACTGTTTTACGTGATATATATATATTGTATCATTACAAAAAACAAATAATAAAACAGCTGACTTATTTTAGGTATGAGTTAGACGCCGGGTGGTAACTTTATTTACGCGACCCGGCCTGTTTTTTATAAAAGCTGTTGTTATATAGTATAGTTTGTTACTATGAGTAAGATAAAAGAATTATATAATGATTTTAAAAGTTTTGATAGATTTTTAAAAGATCAGCTGATGATTGGGTTATATATACAGTGTACATGGGCATTGATATCACCAATAATAATGAAACTACAGGGTATGTTGTGGACAACTACTTATATCTCTATTTATTTAATTATGGTGAGGTTAGGTGGTTTAATATCACCTTACTTTAAGGGCACCCATGTTAAGAAATCATATAGTACTATTATTTGTTTAAACTTTACTTATGTTTTTGCAACGTTGTTATATTTTTATGATCAGCTCTTTTTTTTATGGACAGAATCATTTTTGTCTATCTTCTTTTGTGTTAACTCGATTGTATTGCATATAGGTTGGGACGTATATGTTGTTGACAAGTACAAAAAAGAAGTGTTCGAGCAATATAAATATTGTGCCACATTTAGAGATGGCGTGGCTGGAATTGGTGGCAACTTAATTGTTATTGTTATTTTTTATTTTCTTAATGAAAATCAGTCAATAGCTTTGTTTATTTTTTTAATGATTTTTGCATTAATGTTACAGCTGTATAATTATTTTATACATTATCGTGACATGGAGTAATATATAAGTATATATATAAGTATATAATGTTCTTTAAAATAATGGGCCCGTAATGGTATCGACGGGGTAGAATCAAGGGGAGAGTGCAACTAGGTGAGATTCGGCCTTAACAGTTCAAAAACAATAATTGCAAATAATAATAAGCATTTCGAAGCAGCAGCAATCGCAGCCTAATCGGGTGGTTTCCGTTTACCATCAGTCCAATAACGGATATATTGCGTGATGACTTTAGCAACGACAGAAGAATAAAATAAGTCTAAATCTGGAGGCCACATAAAAGATTTAAAATGTTGTGGATAGTTTGTTAGTTGACGATATAATTAACTATAGTTGTGAATGACTTAAACTAAGACTATTGCGGACGCGAGTTCGACTCTCGCCGGGTCCACCATTTTAAGGATTAATATGTTTGAAAGCGGAGATTTAGTTAGAATATTACCTAAAGACAGAATAGGAATAGTAGTTGGTCGACCACCTTTGAAGCATTATAAATATGGTTACTACGTTTATTATGATCATGATATATCAATAGAATTTTATCTTAACCTACAACTCATGTACAAACTGCCGGATTAAATATGCATAATTTTTATATTGGTGATTTAGTTAAAATAACCCCTGACGGCAAAAAAGATTTTACAGCTCACAAGTTACACGGCTATGGCCTAATAACTGAAATAATGCCGTACGGAAAATACGAAATATTTTTCCCCCAGTTGGGTAAAACTAGGCAATTCTATTATTGTGATATAACTAGAATATCAATGCTTACGTACGGAGTAAAATGATGGTAAAACCAGGTGATTTATTTGTAACAAATAGAGATTTGTCGTGCAAAGCAACAGATAAAATCCCAGCTGGGAGTGTAGGTATTGTAATAAGTCGTAGAAAGGATTATTTTTTAAATTATGACATAGTATATTACGTATATATACAAAACACTGTCACAACTATGTCAAGAAGTTTTTTTGAAATATTAAATTAATGTTTGACTGTGTTAATATTTATTAACATGGTTGGGGATATAATATTATTACGTGGCACGTGGAAAAATCAAAACATAGATAGAAAAATTGGTTTAGTGCTTGACCAGAGGACAAAAACTATTAGTGCAGATACAAATTGGAATTACGTAACATATTTAATATACGTACCTGGTATGCCATTATTTTGGATAAGTGATTTGGCTGTAAGTAGAATATTCAGCTTGGGAGGTAAAGATGTTAGTTAATAAAAAACTAGTTAGAAAACTTTTAAAGGAAGTACATAATGAAATTAACATGATAGAAAATGTTAAGAATGTGCAGGGTGGGAAAAAAATAATTGATTATGCTATACACCATATAAGACCTGAAATTATAGGCACTTCCGAGTTTGATAAGTTATTTGAACACGTAAGATATGAATTAAGTCTTATTTCAGGTATTCGTGATCTGATAAATGAAGCTGGTTTAAATGATTTAAGCAATTTTACACACGTATTGTTAGATAAAATTATAGAAATGGAGTTATAATGTGGATTAAGAAAAACGAAGACACAGTTAAGGAAATAATACATGATATTTGTATAGACACTATTGGGGAAGAGTATCGTGTATTTGTACGTTCTGATGATGGTGGTACTCATTTGGAAGTTTGGTTTGAAGAGAAAGTGCCAGTTAAAGCAAAGGAATTGTTGTCTAGTCCTTTTAAAGGATGGCGTTTACTTAAGAAAACTTGTCCCACTGGTTATTTAGCAGCATTTTTTCCTAATAGTGGATTGAGTTGATGAATGATTACATCAGGCTGATAGTTTCTGACACGCATGTTGGCTCGATGTATTCACAAGAAGAAAAACTAATTAACTTTTTAAAAAGTACGTATTTTGATGAGTTAATATTAGCTGGTGATATAGTAGAGTTTTTAAGAAACCCCAGCTTCACACCTTTTTCTCGAGAGTTGTTTGAGTATATTCACAACCTTCAAGATAAGAAAATTATATATATTGTTGGTAATCACGACGTTGCTTTTCATGCGTTTGTTAATACGACTTTAATGAATGTTGAATTTAAGAAAGAACACGTGTTTAAATATTGCGGCAGAGTTTATAGAGTCGTACATGGTGATGAGTATGACACCGGTTTAGTTAAGAAAGAGTATTTAATGCAACTAGTTTCATTTGCGCAAAACGCATTTGAAAGATTGTTTAAAATTGATTTGACTACTTTGTATGCTAATTGGAAGTTAAAAAAAAGGAAACTAATTAGGATTTGGGATATAATATCTTGGAATAAAGATATTGATGTATTAATTATGGGGCATACACATGTACCTGAAGTGTTGATATGGGTAGACAAAAATGAGAAAATAAAAACGTATATAAACAGTGGGGATTGGGTTGGCAACTGCACGTACGTTATTATAAAAGATGGTCAAGTTAGACTTCGTAAATATGAAGAATGATCAAATTAAATAAATTTTTGTCATAATTAATATAGTTTAGGAGCTAGTTAATGTTAGATCAGAATGTGCAAAAACTATTAATAGAAAGACTTCTTTTAGTTGAAAATAAGAAAAATTTAATAAAGCTGTATCCACAACATGCAGATGATATTAATACACTTCCAAATAAATATTTAATGTGGTTAAGCTCGCGCTTTGTTTCTAAAAAAGTGCAAGAAGTACATCCAATAGAAGATTGTTTTGAAACACTACAAAAATATAGTAAAGTAGAAAATAGTGTTAATGCAAAATTCAGAGATAAACAATTTGTTAATGTAGTAAATCGCATGTTACCTGACAAAGAATGGAACGACCCTAGGGATATAATGAAGTTGACAATTGACGAAATGGAAATGTTGATTGTTTTAAGAGAAAGAAAGAAACCACCATTTGATATTGAAGCGGTAGAAATACAAAATGATGAAATAGTAGGTAACATCGATGGTTGGAACATATACGTGCCTTTATCGCGCGAATCTAGCTGCGTTATAGCTCAATATGACGAAATGACAATGATGCCAAAAACTACATGGTGTACTGCTAGAATTCATGGCTCAAATCTTTTTTATAATTACGTCGGAAGAGAAGAAGCCGATATTATTTTATATTATGTAATAAAAGATGATGCAAAAGACGTTGAAGATTTTCTTTCAATTGGATTATATAATGGCAAAGTAAGACTTAACGGCCAAAATGGTGGACTGAGCGTTGATAGAGACAACATTGGACTTACAGTTGAAAGAGTTAAAAAAATATTTGGTGCATCTACGTGGTCTAAAGTGGAAGCAAAAATATTAGAAGATGCTAAAAGATGGAAAGACAAAGACGGCAACTTGGTGCACCCTGCTAAACAAAAAGTTAAATTAGCAAGAACAGACAGAAAAGAACTTCAAAATTTTATTCGAGGCTTAAGTGCTAGTGAAACTGAAGATGCTATTAACATGGTTTTAGATGGAGACTGTACCAATGAAATTAGGCTAGATATTTTTAACAATAAGAAATATTTTAATGCAGTTACAAAAAACCCACCGACACAGCGTAATACAATATCTACACCGGTGGATAAAAGTCATAACACTTTTGTTAACATGTATTCTGATATTGCTAGAAAAGTTTTAAGAAAACAAAGAAATTATGGCGTTAATTTACCCACAGATAAGCAGGCAGAAGAAGATGCTTTTGTTAGCATTGTTACAAGTCAGTTTATTTTTAATCTGATTGATAATATTATTAAATCACGTGATGATGCAGTTTTTGATTTATATAAAATGTCAGACATCTTTAATTCAAAGAATGGTGATGTAGGCAGTGACAGTGTAGCTTATGGCAAGCTTAACAGAGCTGTGCACAACTTATATGCAGCTGAATATTTAGAAAACATAAAACGCGCTCATATATTGGCAGCAGTTGATGATGCTTTAGAAGGGGGAGATAAATTAGAAGAAATTAATAAACCAATTAACTTTGCAGCCGCGATTAAAGATCAAACCAGCCTGAACAAACATGTCGGTGGAAATCAAAAACCCTTAAATCAAACTATGGTAAATACTACATTTGCGAAAGTGTATGGGTTGGATAGAATGTTAACATTCGGCAAGAATTATGATGAGCGTAGAGATGATGAAATAAAATGGTTTTCTTACAAGGCTGATGAGAGCATATTTAGTCCGAAAGGTAGAGGGACTACGAGTTTGGCGCCAAACATTCGAAAAGCTGACTTAGATTTGATTAATCAATATAAAAAAATAAATAATAGCAAAATTTTGCCTACGCCAGAAGGTTCGATGCCAGCAACGTTGTTGCAAATGAATTTTTCTGACAATTTCAACTGGTCGAATGATACTCGTTCTAAAAAGAAAAAAGTTTTATTTTTACACGGAAAATTATTAATCCATGTACCAATTTTAAATACTTCTGTGTATTTTGACGATTTAATATACCATTTGTTAAATGATGACCCTGCAGCTCATGGCAGTCGCGGGACTAGGTTTCTTCACGCTGTTAAGGAAAACAACTTATATAATGAATACATAAAAAAAATAAATGAATTAATAAGTAATATAAATTCTAGAATATTTTCACTGATTAGAAACCCTAATGTCGAAGTTGTATCAATTCCCGTTAGTGCAATGCCATTAATTGCGAATAATCCGATTAGTGGTAATTCTAAAAGTTGGCAAATAAATAGTGAAAGAAATCATTATGCACCGCCTATTAATTTAAATAGTCCAAGGTTGGAAGTGGCCCGCGGAAAAGACATAAAAGAATCTTTTCTGACGTCAGAAAATGTACATGAAGCTTTCCAAAAAAGTTTGGGTTATAATCCAGTTTCTGCAGACTATACTGATTCTAGCAATATAGGTAACATTGATTTGCAAATTGTTTCTTTAGATTTGGACAGAAAAGTAAAAATTTTTGATAAGTTTTTCGAAAAATTTGCTAGCAAGAATGTTACAAATGATAAACCAATTCATGAAATGCAGGGCAATTATTATAACACAGCATCGGAAAAAATAAGTACATTTAAGAAAGAAGTTGCTGCTGGTTTTAAAACAAGTTACAGTTTTGAGATAGGACAAATAAATCATATTGGAAGACATGATCGAGCTAATGATACGTACTCAGAAGGAGATTTTCTTGCAAGAGTAAATAGATCCTACAGTGAAAATTATTTATCATCAGTCTTTATATCTAGAAACAATTTTACTAGTCCATTTACTAGAGGCGAAAATCAGGAAGTAGGTTATCACGAGGGCGGATGGCCATTAGAATTAGATTTAAATAAGCGTTATGAAATTTTAGAAAAGTTAATAAGTCATATGAAATATTTAAATGAAATGTGTGATTTGCTTGGTTTTAAAATTAGCCATAATTTCCCATGCATTTCACGTGCTTACAACCAAAGATTTTTAAGAACAAGCAATTTAAGGTTTTTAAAACACAAAGATGGTTCAGATGCTTTTGATAGCCTTTATGAAAAACCATTGAGTTATTTATCAATTAAAAAATACGAAGAGAAAAAACAGACAGAAACAGCTCAAGTGGTAATGGTGCAATGCTATGTTAAAAATGGTAGAATAGATACTGATAAATTTGAAAAAGATTATAAAGCCATTGACAATGGCGAAAACACTCAGGATTGGGCACAGGAAGATGCTGTTGATTTTTTAAACATGTTGCATTACAATGTAATAGAAATATTGTCACATTTTAATATACCTTTGCAAATACATGTCACTAATATTATTAAAAGTTGTTTGGCAGACATTTTCGGTGAAGGTGAATATATTACAAACCCTAATGATTTTTTTAATATGGTCGAAAAATCTAGAAACTTTTATTCAAAATTAAAGAATGAAAAGTCAAAACAGTTTTATAAAAAATGTATAGAACATCATTTTTTAGGCATGATTGGTGAATTGCACTTTATGTATGGTAGAGAAGCAATGAATCAAACCCGGGTTGGGAAAGTCAATAATATTTATAAAAATTATTCTGTTTCTGATATTGACAAATTAGTAACTTTTTATATAAAATATATTAAAGAAAATCCTGATGTAGAAGCATATTTTGACGTGCACACAAGAGCAAGGCATGAAACATACACTAATGATATGATTCTTGCTTTGTTTGATAATGCAACATCATTATCAGAAATCAACCAATCTATGGAAGTGTTTGATAAATACTTAGATTTTTTACTGGAAGCTAAAGACCACGCAGAATTTCCTAAATCATTAGGGTTTGTATTAACGCACAAAATGTATGAAAGCGGAGAAGATAGAAACGAAGCTGCTGGTTTAAACCAAAATTCTCACCGGTTAAAATATGCAGCTGAAGCCGGCAGTTTCATGAAAGAAAGCAAAGAAAAATTTGAGATTTTATTTTCATTACTCTTGCACGCAAAAAACCTGCCAGATGGTCTTAAGAAAACATGTTTTATAAACACAGCTATATTCGCAGCATCAACTATAGGCTATAAAGATATACATGTCGAAAACCACAATATTTCTGAAATTGCAATAAAACAATTACTTGAACTAGTTTCTAAAAACAATTTTATAAAGGATATTCAGTCTGTAACGTTTCATAAGCTGAGCACATTACTTACACAAATATTACCAGCTGCTTATGTTATACATGCTTATAACGCTTGGAAAGAATTGTACAAAACTATAAATAATAAAGTTTATCATTCAGGCGGTCTCAAAATAATAAAGTCGGATACTTTACAAGATATTGCCAGTCATATAGTAAGAGGAAAAATACATAAACATGTGCAGGATATTGGTGATGAATACCCTCCTCTTGAAATGTCTGCTGCAGATGAACAAGAATTTTATACGAAAGTTGCTAGTATGTATAATGAAAGAGCTAATGTTACATTCAACAACAGTGGTGATATAATTAAGGGCCACATGTTAAGCGGACTTGATGATAAATTTTATCAAACTCTAAACACAGTACTTTATATATGTTGGCATTTTGGGTTGAATAAAGAAAACACTGATATTCCTGTTGTTGCTAGCAATTTTAAAATTTCTGACAGTCACACTATGTTTTTTATTGACTTTGTGTTTAAAGCTGTTAAAATGCATCGCGGTTACAACATGGGCGATATTGGTAAAGAAAGGCTTTATAAAGCTCTTCTATCAGCAGTTTACCCGGGAAAAACTACCAGCATGTATGATGTGCACATATTGGATATGCCTTTTGAATACTTTCTTCTTTGTCTGTTAAAGAAATATTTTGATAAATCAAATACTGGTAGCCCGGGGATAACAAAAAATATTACGCCTAGCAATGGTAAGGCTTTTTTAGAACAAGTTAAAAAATATGGTTTTGACTATGCAGATAACAGCAAGGGTGTACCTGCCATGAGTAAAACTAGCTCAGAAATTAACGATACGCATAATGACCAGGTTATATTAATCAAACAAATATTTGACTTGCACGATGGTGGAAATTAAAATGAATTTAATAAACGAAACATACAAAATAATTTTATTATTAGAAAACAAGAAAAAGTTAATTAGTGCATTTCCTGAATACGCTAATGAAATTAATGCATTGCCTAATAAGGCATCTAATTGGTTGAATAGTAGATTTATTAAAGACACTTATACAGAAGTGCATCCTATACAAGATTGTTTTTCTGTCCTGGACGATTATTTGCGCAAAGAATCTCGTGTAAAGTCAAAATACAAATCGGGTGGTGAATACAAAGATGCCGTCGATAATTCTTTGCCAAACAAGTCATGGGAAAACCCAAATGATTTTATGAAATTATCAGTTGATGAAATGTTAATTTTAATCCAGCTTTTAGATTATAGAAAACCACTAATCGACGTAGACAATACTAGAATCCAGAGAGAAGAAATAATTGGGCGTGTGGATGATTGGCAAGTATACATGCCTATAACACGAGCATCAAGTTGTGTAATAGCGGGGTATGATGAGAAGACATATGTCCCAAAAACAACTTGGTGCACTGCTAGAATTCATGGGTCTAACTTGTTTTACAATTATGTAGCTCGAGAAGATGCAGATATAGTATTGTTTTATTTAATTAAAGATAATGCTAGTGGACCAGAAGATTATTTATCTATTGGTTATAGAAATGGGAAGGCTTTATTAGATGGCACGAATGGAAGTCTTAGTGTTGATGGTGACAATGTTGGTTTAACTGAAAGTAGGTTATTAGATATTCTTGGGTCATCGAAGTGGAATGCAATACAAAGAAAACTTACTGATAAAGTTGACACTTTGACTGATAGTCGAGGGCGATTGATACACCCAGTAAAAAAAGAAATAGAGAAAGCAAGAACTAATTCAGATGTATTTATGAAATTTTATTCAAATCAAAGTGGCACAGAATCAATTGACTCACTTAAACTTCTGTTAAACGCTAGTTATTATGACAAATTTATTCACATGAAGGGGCCAATACATCCTATTCAAAGCGGTGTATACGGAAAATATATCAAGGAAGCTTTTTCAAAACTACAAAGTAATGAAAAGTTAAAATCACACAAAGGTTTTAAGCTAGATAGAAATTTAAATTTGTTAACCAACAACAGGGGTCACTATTTGACAATTGACGAAAAAATATTTTCTGACTTGTTAAATGATAGAAATATTAAAAAAACTAGTTTTTTTCATGAAATTGATGCTAGCAATGATAATGAATTTGATATGGGTAGTTATAATAATGATGATTTTATGCATTTTTATAATGAGTATGTGTGCACCCTTTTAGCATATTGCAAACCAGAGAGTTATGATAAATGTGTGGAAATAGCACGTGAAAAAATAAGAGCTATTATTCTTGATATATTGAATACTGGTTTTAATATCAATGAAAACGTTTTTTCTAGATCAACATTGTTAAAAAATAGTGTAGGCACAAGGATAGAAAATGATGCTGCTGGAACTAGAGAATTTTTGCCATGGAATGCTCAACAAGATATTATTGGCAATAAGTTTAAATTAAATAGTGCACTAAGAACAGAAGATATTGATAGATGTATTACCTTTCTTAACCTTGTTTTTCTTAACGAACAAGTTAGCAAAGAAGATAAAGAAAAGATAATTGCACATCTTAAAAAAATATGTAACAAATACAAAATGGCGTACGGCATAAAGTCAGATTATACTGTAACTGATTTTATAAATGATTTTTTCGTACCAGAAAGTAGCGATGAAAAATTAGAAAATATAGAAAGCGAAAGCTCACTAGACAAAAACAAAGAAACTGTCAAGAAATTAACTTTGAAATATGACAAAAGTACAAAACTATGGGATCCTAAAGACATTGGTCCGGCAGCTATCTTCGATGGTGGTAATGCGCCAACAGAGGGAAATTATTTAATTAATATTCATTTAGGCATCGACCCTTTTAGTTCTTGGGAACAAGCAAAAAAAGCTTCGAAGAATAAGATTTATGTCTTAACTGATCAGCCGAAAGCATATTGTAAAGATATTAATTTGTCTGTGTCTTTAGGTAGTTTGATGTATTTTATGTGTAAGAAACTCGATAACAAACCAGTTTTTGCGCCAGCCGAAATTCTTAGTTTTTCTAGAAAGTTTGTAAAAAAATATGAACACATGTTAGAAAATATTTTTAAAAATAAAAACATTGATATAATAATAAACAACAAATATGCAGAAGATAATAAACATAGATCATTCATAGATGAACGTATATTAGATGATACGCAATTATTTAGTGCAGACAATACCAGTTTGGTACAATATGCTCATACTCAAGTTATGAAGTCTTTCAAACGTAAATTTGACATGTCAAATTCCATAGCTCAATCTTCAAAACAAGTAACTGGTGACTATATTAAAAAATATTTTGCTGAAAATGAAGATGCATCAGTACATAATTTTATAAGTGATCATCCAAAAATAGAATTGTTTAATGTTTATAACTTAAGTGCTGGAAGAAAACATTCCTTAAAAGGGAATATTCTACATGATTTACGACTCCAGAATGTGGAAATAGAAGAAACAGAGGAAAATGCAGAGTTTTTCGAGGAAAGAGACAAAAGTTTAGAAAAATTACGAAACTTATTCAAAGCTTCAGTAGATAAAGAACACATGGCTAATTGGAACACTGTTTACTGGGGTGAATTAAAAGAACTAATGGTTAAATTTTACAAGCACAGAATGAAAGAGGAAGGAGCGGAGAAAAGTTTTAAGAAAACATTTAGCAAAAATTTAAACAACAGTGCTTTCAGGATATTGTACTTTGAGAATATGTATAATCACATTAATGCAAGTAGATCATTTTATCCTCGAGCGAATGACGGAGGTTTAAATAACTCTGGTTGGTATTTTAATGAAAATAAATCTTTTTTAAATAAATACGTAGGTATACTTGGAGCTGACGCTGTTAAGGATTTAAACATAGATAAAAAAATAAACTTGTATAAAAAACCAAACTTTAATGTACAAGAGATGGAAGAAATATTTGAAATGTTAGATACACTGAGTGCTTTTGGTGACTATAGCGAAATAAAAATGTATGCATCTCGAGCACTGATTGGAGACACAAATAAAGATAGAACATACAATGTGTTTATAAGTAAAATAATGTCGTCTATATTCCACACTGGGACTACTGGAGGCTTTTATTCTGAAAGCTCATTTAAAAACCTTATTCAGTTTTATGAAAAAACAAAATCTATGCTTGGGATAGAAAAGGTTGTTAGACTAGTTAATGATGGCCAAAATGCAGAATACAATGACTTTAATGACTACATGTTAGAAGGGATAATTGGTATTAGATTTATCAATGCGTTAGGTTATTTTTATCAAAGAAGAACAGACGATCCAAGTGAAATAGAAAAGACAAGTCGCATTATAGAAGCAATTTCTAATTTTTTAAATCATGTAAAAAGCAAAGATAGAGTTTTGTACGATATATTAACGCAAGTCTTTCTTTTTACTGAAAAAATATATAATCAGTTTGTAAAATTAAATCACACTACGTTTGAATCTAGATTCTTAGTTTTAGGTCTTGTTAATGCATTAGCAATAAAACCAAAGGCAGTTCAAGATTTTATGGTGCATTATCAACACGGAGCAAAACTATATGCTAATTTAATATCATATGATGGAAAAATATTTTATAATAATTTAAAAGATTACGGTTTGTATGGTTTTAAATCAAGTGGAGCAAGTCGTATGCCATTGTTTGATAGTAATACTTATTTGAATGACGGGTTTTCTATGTGGGAATATCTTTGCGGTAAAGCTACTATTACGGGCACAGAAACTAAAATAAGAGCATTTGAAAGTTGGTCTACTGTATACGGTTCCGATGAATTTGTAGATAAGGTTAATTTTATTGACTATATGTACGATTATAAAAACTTTTATTTAAGCAACAAAAACATGTTTACGGAAGCAGTACCAGAGGATTTTTTCTGGGCATATTTTAAATTTGTCGGCGCTGGTGCTCATCAAGAAATGGCGAAAAAACAGCCGGCTAAATGGAAGCATTTTGTGCAGGACATAGTAGATAACTCAAAACTTGCGAAGGAAAGCATTAATATATTTATTAATTACTGTTATCACATAACAGGATATGGTTATATATTGGATAAATACTTTCAATATTCTGCCAGTCTACAAAAAGATATTGAGAATCCATTGCCATATAGAATATCAAATCACGTAGAAAAAATATATTCAAGTATTTTTAACAATCCTGTAGAAGTTGAAAGTTTTAAAAAGCAAATAGAATATTGGAAACATGCTGGTATTGATGGTCACTGGCAAAACAAAAGACACCCATCAGATGTTTTTGCTGGTTCATTTGCGAGTAGATACAAAAAAATGTATGGAGCTGCTTTAGAAAATTTTAATAATGCAGAGAGCACTGAAGAATCTGATACTGCTGCGCCAATGTCAGTTGTCGGAAGAAAACCTACGACAGACAAAACAATAGAGTTAATTAAGCCTAATGAAACCATAAATATTATGAATTTACCATTTTATTTATTTTCAGATGCTTTTATTATTTTATATGCTTTTGCCTATAAAAATACACAGTATCGTTCATTATTTTTAAACACAGTAAGTTTTGATATAAAGGAAACTGTTAGTGCAAAAGATTTGGCAAATTTAGTTTCAAATTCTACATACACTGATATTTTGATACCTAAAATAAAAATAAAAAATTGATATGAAAGAAAAGAGTACCAAAATACATGTTGATCATTATTTTGAAGGAATGTTAGTAGCTACTGATTATACTAGGAAAAAGAATTTAATTGGTATAGTTATTGGATGCGAAGAAAGATGGTGTTTGAGTATGAATTGTAATGCTATGCTAGTTGTATTTTTTGCAGAAAATAAATTTTATGAAGAATGGATGCACAATTTAAACATGTTAAGGTGATATTATGTTAATAACGAAAAGTAGAATTATTCAAATATTTGGAAATAAAAACTACAAAGCTTTTAAAAAACAATTAGCAGAAGCAAAAAGAAAGAGAAAAACAAAAACAGTACCTCAAAATACTGGAACAGTTGTTGGTCAAACTTACACTCCAGCAAATTTTCCATTTAATACAACTAAAATTACATGTAGTATTGATAAAAGAATGTTGCCTGGTGGCGAAGTAAGTAAAAGAATGGGTCTAGATACTTTTTTACCAATGGACGCAGCTGTAGTTGAGAGTGAAGCTGAGTTATATAGAATAATAGATTCAATTGAATACGCAGCTATAAAGAAAACTAAAAAAATAATAGGCACAAAAGGATTAGCTAAGTTGCCAAAAGGAGCTGTGACGCCAGATTCAGAGTCAGAATTTGGTGCATCATTTGCTGGTGAACTGGCAGCAGCTTTAGAGTTTGGTAAACAGCATGCTAAAAGATTTAAAGCACCATTATATATTGTTAGAGTACCAAATTGTCAAGGTTGTTTGTGCGCAACTAGTGACATGGGGGATTCTTTTGGCGGGCGTAAAGGAAAATTTTACAAGAAAATGAAACCATTTAATATTCCTTATGACGCAGCTGGTGGGCTGACTAAAAAAGCTGATAAAACACTTAAATCTAAAGGGAAAATAACATTTGATATTCATCCTCAAACTTTTCACCCAGCATTTGGTGGTAGTTTTGAAATAGATATGACAGAAACGCCAACTGAAATATATGAATTAATAGGCGATATAGCAAACCCTGCAGCACTGCAAATGAAAAGAATTTTATAAAATGTTATACTATGTTATATAATCATAAAAAGTTAGGGGGTGCTATGATTACGTCGTATACAAATATATGTTTTAGCGAACAAAATACGTGGGAAACCAATGTAATTGAAAATTTAGGAAAACAAACAGCTGTATTTGTATGTATTGATGAATATCCGGAACAATATAGAAATAATTTAAAATATATTGAAAGTAACTGCAAAATATATATTTCTAAAGAAGTACATGAAATAAGTAAAATTAATTTATTTTATGAGCAAATATCAAAAGATTTTGATTTTTTTGTCAGCACTCAAAAAAGAATGTTTGCGCACGAAGCCTTTTCCAATGTGCCACCAACAAAAAAATACAATATACCAGTTTTTATAAATTGGTGTGAACCATTACCCATTGAAAAGAAAAAAGAAAATTATTTGTTAACAAAGCAAAATAAAATAAGTTTCATGCCAGGTAAAAAAAATTTTTTAATTGGTCATAGGTTAAGGCATCACATATATGATAAAATAAAAAACAGAAGAAATGTTATTAATAATAATTTTGTTTTATACCCATCTAGCACGTGGGTGGAAGATAAAAAAAGCATATTTGAAAATAATCAATATTCAATAATAATAGAAAACATACATACCCCAGGTTACATGTCAGAAAAAATAGTTGACTGCTTATTAAGAGGCTCAATCCCAATTTACTGGGGTGCAAATGATGTTATACAAGAATATTTTGATACAAAAACTGTTTTGTTTTTTGATAGTGAAAGTCAATTTGAAAATATCGTTAATAATATTGCAACTGATGCTTTTTACAAGAGTAATATTGAATCAATAATTAATAACATGATTATTTGTGAAAAAAACCTAGATAAGGGTAAAGATAAAATAAATCCTTTTTATTATTATTTTATAAACAATATTTTAAAAAATATTCTATAAAATGTTGTACTATATTATATAATCATATATGGAGAATATATGTTATATAATGAAAATACTGATCGTGCTAAAAGAGGTAAAAAATTTCAAACGGAATTTTATAATTTAATGTTAGAAAACAAGTTAAATGTTATTCCTACTTGGGATTATTTTAAACAAAAAAATAAAAATTACACAAAGGTAGATTTAGCAAAATTAGAATTAAGAAATGGTGATATACTTTTATTTGATGAACGAAAATATATTATTGCACATTTTGAATTATTTACTTTGTTAAATGATGATGGGCTGTTCCCTGTTTCAAAAACTAAGAATTTTATTGGTGATAACAAATACTATGTAATTAAACTGTTGTCAAATGATGATGTGTATCTAATGCATTCTAAATCATGGAATAGTTATGCACGTAAAATTAACAAACAAGTTAATGTGCATGGTAAAGATTTTTACTGCTATAATAAGAACATAATATTAAATTTTAGAAATAAAATAAAAATTGATTGTGGTGTAAATGGTAACATAGGATCTATAAAAGATTTTGTTTTAGGTTCAAATCCTAACAATCAAAAAACTTACTTACACAACGAGGTTAAACATGCAAACTCCAGCATACAAAGTAAATGACTGGGTTATTTTGACACAAAAATTTGTAGTCGACTTAACTCATATCAAAAGAAAGAAAACACAGCCATACTTAGCAAAGATAGTAGAAGTAAAACCTACTGTCAGCTTAGGCCCATGTTACGTTATAGAAATTAACGGTGAACGTCAAAAGTTATGTTATTGGGAAACTGATATAGAAAGAAAGTTTGATAGAAACGCTAATGAAGATTTACTATGGCAAACATGGGGTGATAAATGAATAAAAACATTAAAAACTATTTTAATTTTCTAATTGCTATTTATGATACTGAGATTAATATATTTTATGATGAAATAGAATATATTATAAGTTGTATACGGGCAAATAAAAAACATTTAGAGTATCCTGAGTATGACACAAACACGTGGGTAAAATTTGTCAATAGCATAAAAAACCATTTTCATTTTGACCGGACTTGCATTTTACAAATTAAATAATATTTCACAATACTTATAATTAGTGACTTATTTTTAAGGGAGGTGTTATGTATGTTATTTCTTGCGTTAGGCTGTGTTGATTATGGTGTCATAAAAACTGATCCAAAACAACCGACATTATTAGTTCATCCACAGCACATTGATTTTGGCCATTTGCTGTCGGGGCATGAAAACGCAAGTGAAAACATATATATTATAAATTCGGGGGACTCTGATTTAGAAATCTTGTCCCCCGAGTTAATTTCTGGTAATAGTAGATTCTCTATTGATACAAATATACCACTTGTTATAGGCATCGATGAAATAGTGGAATTAAAAGTTGACTATACGCCTGAAACTTATGAAGCAAATGGAGGAATAGTAAGAATAATCAGCAGCGATGAGGAAACGACCACTGTAGAAGTTACACTTGAAGGTTACGGCGACGCCCCAGTGCTAAATATAGAGCCAGAAACTATTGATTGGGGAGACATCACAATCGGCTGTGATATTGAAGAACGTATAACGATAGAAAATAGTGGCAATCTAGATTTGATAATTGAAGATCTAGATCAATTAGTAAATTCACCAGTGGATATAATTTTAGAAAATGGCACATTGCCATCTACGCCGTGGGTAATACAACCTACGCACCAGTTAGACTTTTTAGTTTCTTATATACCAAACGATATTGGTAATGATGAAAGTATTATAAAAATTACCAGTAATGATCCACAGAAAGCGGAATACCAAATTACTCAAAAGGGTTATGGAGAAGTTGAACAATGGTATGATGAAACTTGGGTCCAAGATGAGGTACCAGTTTTAGATATATTGTGGGTAATTGATAACTCAGGCTCAATGAACCGTTTTCAAACTAATTTGGCTAACAATACTGGCGTTTTCGTAAATGCATTTTTTAATGTTGGTGCTGATTTTCACATAGCAGTTATCACAACTGATGATCCTTCATTTACTACGATCGTAAGTAATAGTACTCCAAATGCTTCAAATGTATTGGCACAGCTTTTAATGCCAGGAATAGGCGGAAGTGGTATAGAACAGGGTATAGAAATGTCTTTTCAGTCATTGTCTAATGGTTTATACAGTGGTCCCGGGAGCCCATTTTTTAGAACAGATTCTAAACTAGTTGTAATATATGTTTCTGATGAGCAAGATTGGTCGTACAATGGTTGGCAAACATATACTACATTTTTTGATAGTTTGAAACCAGCTGGTGATTTTATACCGTACGGTGTAATAGGTGATATACCTAACGGGTGCCAACTTAGTAGTTGGGGTTATAACGTTGCTCAACCAGGTTATGGTTACCATGAATTAATCAATCATTACGGAGGAAAATGGTACTCTATTTGTGCGGAAGATTGGGGGATGCAATTGCAAGATTTAGCTGAAGAAGTAAGTACTTCTAGATTTTTTCCGCTTAGTGAAAATGATGTTTTAATTGAAACAATAGAAGTTACAGTCAACGGTCAGATAAGTGCTGATTGGGAATACATTGAAGATGATAACAAAGTTTCATTTTTTGAAGACAGTGTGCCGGAACCAGGGCAAACAATTAATGTAAAATATGCTGTCAGAGGGTGTGGAGAATGATTGAAAAAAGTGAAAAAACAGACATGGTGGTTATTTTTTCAGCTTTGTTTTTGTCTTTAGTTTTGGGTATGATTGTTGGTTTTAATATGAAATTAGTATATGAATTAAATACTTTTAAACAGTACAGCTGGGAAAATCCACCTAATATAGTCAACTGTTACGGCAAAGAATTTTCTGAGCAATCAATTAAAAGAGCAATGACGTATTGGACTAGAAAAGGTGAAAAGTTTGGTTTTTATGAACACAGACCTCCTAAAAACTTGTGTGATAAAAAATATATCCCGGGTTTTATAATTTTAAAAAAAGTTAAAAAGAGAGATGTTCATATAAATGAAACAGCGTTAGCTGCTACAATAAGGCAAACTAGTTTTTTAAATATTATTTCATCAATAATATATTACAAAGAAGAAAATTACAAATTACATCTATTAAATGAACATGAGTTAGGACATGCATTAGGTTATGCGCACGTAAAAAAAGCCGGACACATAATGCACCCTTCATTTTCTTTAATGGGTCCAAATTTTTACGTTCCTTAAGGAGAAGTTTATGTTAAATATGTTTATGTTTTTTGCATGCGCAGATATGGCACCAGAAAGCGTTGAAAAAGAAATTCAGTATGTTTACACAGAAGAATGCGCAACATTGAAAGGGAAGCAAATTTGCGACTTTATGGCTACAAACGAATATGATCAGCCGGTGTGGTTTCATGACATAGATGGACCAGTAGTCATGGACCTTAGTGCAATGTGGTGTGCACCGTGCCAAACTGCTGCACAGGACTTGTCAGATTTGCACGATCAATATCCTGATGTTACTTTTTTAACACTACTTATTGAAGATGGCGTAGGTAATCCGCCAGATGCAAATGATATTGATGGGTGGAAAAACTCATTAGGAGTTGATACACCAGTTTGGGCAAGTAGTAGAGAAATTTTGACGTCAAACCCTACAGAAGTAGAAAACAAATTATACTTAGATGCATGGCCAACTTTTTATGTATTCGATGAAAATAAAACAGTCATAGATTACGTAAGAGGATACAACAAACAAATTTTAAGTGAATACGCTAGTAATTTATAAATGGTATCCATCATCAGCACCCGCATCATAAAAATAAAACCCGGCACCATCCGATTGCCATGTGCCACTATCACGTCTAAACTGTACAGTTATTGTTCCTGGACCTGTGTTATTTGCAGCAAAAATACAGATAGGGTAGTACACGCCGGCGTTCAATGTGATGTTACCACTTGACGCGGTTACCACAGAGTGAAGACCACCATTGTTGACAGTTGCATCAGCATTAACCATATTTGCATTTGTTTGCTGCGCAGCATTTCGAGGTTCGTTTGTATCTTGTCTATTAATCCAGAGAAATGAAGCATCATCTGAAACAGTACGGAATTGCCATGTAGACGATGATGCATCAGGTAAAAAATAGCCACGCCATATTAAGGCATCCGTCGTCCCTATTGAAAGTTGGAAAATATTTGTGTTTGTTGTTTCGAAAACAGGGTCCCCACCGGAAGTTGCAACTGCAGCAGGGTCTGCATAATAAGCATCGTCCCAGCCTTGCCTGTATAAGCCCGAAGTGTAAACTTTTAATTGCCCTGGGTTTTGTATATCATTAATTATCACAATGCTCTCCGATAATAAAGTGTAACTTTTAAACCTCTGCCACCGGTGCCGGCTGTGTCGACATCAATTCTAATTTGCGCATCATCATTTATAGATGTATTTGTAAGTACACAAGCAGTTGAAGCTGTTCTAGATGTTGATTCGGTACCGTCAATACGTAAACGTGATCCTGAAGCTGTTTCATCCATAATAGTGGTACCATCAACATGTATATCAACTGTTGTTAATGTTGTAGCTGCAGTCGTCAAACTAGCTCTCGGCGGCTGGTATAATTCCATTGCAAAAGGTGCTCTAAAAACAGCTTGAGCTGCACCAACTTGAATATCTGTATTGTCTGCAGTTACGGAAATAATCATATAATCTTCAAAACTTGCTTGTTGTTTAATATCTAAACTACCACTTACAATGACGTCTCCACCAAAAACAGAGTTTTTAGCAGCGTTTCCTGATAACCCTATTGTACCAGAAACGAAAAGCGAAGTATCTATAGATGAGGCATCAGTGTTTGAAAGATCATTTTCATGCAATAAAATAGATCCAGATTTAGTTATCATAAACCTATCCGCAAAATTTGATGTTGCCGTTGCTCCGTTAAATGTCCTCGTTCGAATAGTGAAATCTGCATCAAAACTATCACCACTATTTCTTTTAGTTATAATACGTGCATTTTCAATAGTTTGGTTGTAAAAAGATATGAACATGTCTCTATCAGCTGATGTGTCAGAAACATTGTTAAATGCTAAATCAGCACTTAAACTTGAAGCTACTGGTTTCCATATGTTAACGTAACCATTGCCAGCATTAGTACTTGACCCCATGTTAATTTGTCCATCATTACCAGTAGTAGTAGCAGATGATGTCATAGTCAATAGTGCACCACCATTCGCACTGTCAAACCTAAATTGAAAATCTGCATTACTATCCGGATTAAAATATGCTCTATTAGGTTGTCTGGGATATACTATATCACCATCCACAAGATCTTCTGTAAATGTGTTAAAATTAGCCATAAATGTTGCATATCTTACAACACCACTTGTATCGCCTTCTCCAAAAAAGTCAATTCTTTTTCGAACATCAATGTTTGGTCCAATAGGCACATCAATATTATCAAAGTCAAATTTTATTCTTTGATTTGATACTTCCGTACTTAGACCACGAAGTGTATCACATTCCCATTCTTTGTCACTAGTAAGAATAGCTGCATTTGCTGCAGTGGTACTACCAGAAACTGTTGTTCTAAACACTAATTCAGAACCAACACCATGATTGACAAATGCTTCATTTTCATCATCTGATATGTGTACAATTTGTATGTTTCTAGCCAATATTTGTGCCGGCGTAAAATAAGGCAGTTCGTCATCTGTGCCGCCCCTTATTGAAAAATTTATCATCCCTAATGTTTTATCAGCGTCGATATTTTTTCCTCGTCTTACGATGCCTAACTCTGGAAAAGTGCTAGCTGATCCTGTTCGTTCTACGTGTAAAGTAAATGCGGGACCAGGGTTGCCAATCCCTAAACGCCCTCTCGATGTTATTCTCATTCTTTCTGAAACAAGGGAGCTATCTTCTTGCCCGGTGTTAAAAACTATTGATGTTGGTTTATCAGATGCATAATTCCATGTATCGCGATCTGCCTTTGCTTGTATAGATGCTACTGCCACTGTGCCGGCATAACTATCATCAGAGCTATTCCAAACTAATGATCCAAAAATTGTATTGTTGTCATCAGGTAAGTCAGATGAAGCTACTGCAGAAGATGATCTTATATAACTGAAAGTTGGTACACTTCCTACTCTTTCAATAATCATTTGGCCATCAAACATGTTTTTGGTTGTATTAATCCCTAATTTATTTGGCCTAAATGTACCTGTCACATATAAGTCACCTAAAACATAAGCATCATTTTCAACCCTTGTGTTTCCACCTGCATCAACTACAGCCCTAATAGCTGAGTTTGTTTTGATTTGAAAATCATGAGAGCCTATAGTGCCAACACTTCCAACGCTGCCGCCACCGGAAGTATCACTGCTTGCTATAAAGGATTGTACATTATTGCTTTGATTACTTGATTTTAAAATTATTTCCGATAATTCGTTTTGAGTAGCATTATCGCCAATTATAATTTGTGTTGTTCCAGAGGTATCATTTACGTGAAGCCTAGAATCAGGTGTAGAAGTACCAATTCCTATATCTCCGGAAGCTGATACTATCATTTTTGCACTGTTGTTAACAACAAATTTTACATCATGATCTGAAAGAGATCCTAGTTGTACATAACCAGCACCACCTTGTGTACTTACTGATCCGAATGAACCAGTGACAGATTCATCTCCATAGAATGCTTTTGTGCTGATTGAACTAAAATACGTGCTTTTATTAAGACCATCACCAACAGTTATGGTGGTATAAAGTGCACCTGACACGTGTAAGTCTGTTTCAGGAGAAGTGGTACCAATACCTACACTATTACTTGGTACCAGAACATACCCGTTTTCACCCCCTACCAGAACTGTGTTGTTTGACCCACTTAAATTTAAATCTTCGCTAGAATCCAAATAAAGGGTTCCTTTGACCGACTGTGCTGTACCTGTCACAGCATCAGTTCCTCCACTAAATGTTTGATCTTGATTTAGCGGGCTGTCATTTGTTAGTGTGGAAAAATTTGCTTTGAAATAAAAGCTGTTTCCAGATGATCCTGCTGTTGTCGCTGTAAGGTTGATACCCCCATTAAAAGAACCGTTTTCTATCGCAGTTATATCTGCTCTATTGGCAATACTATTGTTGTAATAACGTACTTCAGCAGACCCTCCATTAGTCCCATCATATATGGTAACTCCCGATGCGTTGATGGCACCTATAATTCTATCTCTCATTGTTGAGAAACTTGATGCATCTCTTTTGATAAAAACTTTATTTGCAAGATTAGGACCTTGGGATGATATATCGTCCTTGATAAAATATGTAAAGCTTGTTCCGTCGTTAAGTATGAAAGTTGATCCATCTCCTGGTGCTGAATATGGGTCTTGGAGTCTTAAACCACCGCTACTATTTCCATTTAGAAATGCTGCTTCTGCAGGGGTGCTAGTTGTTCCTTGTGTAACAAAAACAATGTCTTTTTGCTGACTGTTGGTGATAACTCTCAAGACTTCATCATTTGTGCCATTGCCCGATATCTCAACAGATCCTGTGCAAACTATGGCAACACCATCTTGTGATGCGTAACTTGTATCTATAGAACCGCTTACAACAATACCCTCGTTAAAACGCATTGTAGCAGTTCCCATATTTTTTATTTTTGCCATAATTTGTCCTTTTTTTTTATAAAAACATAATTTGGTGATTATAATAATCTAGTCATGCAAATGACGTCTACATTTTTATCTATATTTTATTATTAATTATACTTTGGAGAATAAATATATGTCAAAACTATATCCTTTAATGAATTCTTTTGATCCTTTTTCACGTGACATGTCAAGTGTTTTCGATGCAATGGATCTTTTTTTTCCAACTAATTACAAAAGTAGCAAACAAAAATCATCTGGAATTTTAGCCAACGTCAAAAAGTTGGATGACAGATACACATTAGAGTTATCAGCGCCTGGATTTTCTCGAGATGATTTTAGCTTAAATGTTGAAAACAATGTTCTTACTGTACGCGTTGAAAATTCCACTGATTCGAATAAAGACAGCGGGTATATCCATAGAGAGTTTTCATATAATAACTTTAGCAGATCATGGACCTTGCCAGAAACTGTTAATTTAGAAATGATATCAGCAAAATACGAAGCTGGTCTTTTGCTAGTAAATGTGCCATTAACGTTGAAAATAAAACAAAATCTTTCAACATTGATATTGATTAAGAAATAGCTGTTAGTATTAAAATTATAAGAGGGCGTATGTCCTCTTATTTTTTGTTTCGTAATATGTTAATAATTTCTTCTGCTTGTTTTCTCATCCAGTGCTGAGCTTCTTGCTCTGTAGGAAATGAATATGAATCTGTGCTTAAGCTAGGATTAGATTTACATTCTATTTTGCATGTGTATTTATCACCATTTGCAAATATAACTGAGTTAATATCCGGATGATCTTGCCAATTATATGGATCAGTTTCTATTGTATGATAATTACGACCAATTTCTTCTGAGATAATATATCTAATATATTTTTTTAAATTAAATTTATACATTTTAAATTTGCCTTTATAATTTAATTAATTCAATTAATTACTGACTTAAATTGAATTAATAATTATTAACTTACTTATAGGAGCTATTATGAATAATTATAAACATAAGAATTTATATTCTTTTAGTGGAGAAGAAAATTACTTAAGTATGTATGCATACTCAGTTTATTTAAGATCAGGAGGAGATGCAATTACTGGCCGTTTTCAAATTACTATTGATACAGTGCCTGAATGGGAGGCTGATGGATCTACACATGTGTCTGTATACTGGGCAAAATTAGAAAAGTGGACAGACAAAGGATTTGTATTAGTGTCGAGTTACAGATTTGATATCACTAATCATAATATATCAGATATAGAACATCTTTTGGCTTCACATTTTGAATCATTTACTTTAGGTACATATGTTGATGGTGCAGTATCAAATCCAGTTGATACAAAGCCAAAAAAAACAAAAAAACCTAATAAGTCAAATGAAATAAAAAAATTAGCTGACAAATACATAAAAAACGTTAACAAAAGTAAAAACAAAAAATATTTTGATTTTTTATAATTATTTTCTGCAAATATTGCAAAAACATTCTGAGCTAGTTATATTACATATATCAGGAGGTCAACATGTCTAGAAAAAAATTATACAATTCAATCAAACAACAGATTATGCAAAACAACCCAGAGGAATTTGCTGCTTATAAAAAGAAGCGTGTTAATACTAGTATGAGAGAACAAAAAGCTCAGCACAGTGTTGAATGGAAACAAGATCGCCGTCAAAAACGCAAACCAGAATTCGATTGGGATATTAAGGAAAATGATTTAGTAAAAATAAAAGTAACTGGAAAAAACGCAGAATGGCAATTTGGTGGCACACCACTGGAAGAAATTGAAAACACTGTGTTTATAGTAATAGCTAAATCAAAACGTAATCCTATTAACTGGGGTCTTTGTGAAAGCGTTGATAACATGTGGGGCCGAATGCATTCTGATGAAAAGACCGAGTTTGCAAACATCATTGGTGGCGTTCATAATGTTTGGATAAAAGTTTCAATGCTAAGAAAAATATAAAAAAAATTATTTTTTTTCAAGCAAAATCTGCAAATATTTCTAAAATCAATTATATTATATATACAACTTAACCAATCAACTAACTTATTTTTTCGGAGTCTTTATGTCTACAAAAACAACTACAACAATCTCTTCATTTCTTGCTGTTGCATCTAAGTTGCCACCAGAAATTGCTGTCTTAATGCAAGGTCCTACTGGTATCGGTAAATCTTTTTTAGCTAAACAAGTTGCTGAGGATTTAGATTTACCATTTATCCCTGTCTTTGGTTCTACTATGTCTGAAGGTGATGTAGGTGGTTATCCAGATATTGAAAGTATGAAGGAAACCGGTGTCATGACTTTCTGCATGCCTTCTTGGTTTATTCGTGCTTGTTCTGAGCCATGTGTTGTAATGCTAGATGAGCTTAATCGTTCTCTTCCTGGCGTTCAACAATCATTCTTCCAATTAGTTTTAGATAGAGCTCTTGGTAACGACAAAAACGGTGCTCCATATAAATTGCATCCAAATACAAGAATATTTGCTGCGGTAAATGTTGGTTCAGAGTATGATGTCAACGAAATGGACCCTGCACTTCTTCGTCGTTTTTGGGCAGTTAATCTTGAACCTAGTACACAAGATTGGGTTTCTTGGGCTAAGAATAATTCTATAGATAAATTGTTAGTAGAATTTATTCAACAAAACCCTGTTCATCTTAGAGTCGATCCATCAACTGTTGAACCTGGAACTGTTTGTCCAAACCCTGCTTCTTGGCACAGAGTTGATACCTGTCTTAAGCATATGGGTGTCAATCCTAGCAGCTATGCTGGTAAGGAAATGCCTGATTATGTATACACTTTATTAATTGGTATGGTAGGTGTAGAAGCTGGTATTGCATTTAACACTTTTGTCAAAAATGCTGAAGCAAATATTACTGCTGAAGACATTCTAGCTGGGTATGATTTAACTAAACTAGAAGGTGTTTCAACTGGCATTATTATTGGTATATGTGACAAACTTAAGGAACATTGCATGGATAACGACTGGGATGCATCTGAAGCAGCTAATGTAGCAGCCTTCTCTGAAGTTATTTCAGACGAGCTTACTGTTACACTTTGGGGTAATATTTCATCTTCTGGTAATCTAAAAAATATTAGTGCTATTCACAAGCTTATTGGTGCAAAAGTAACTAAGATTGTACAAACTTCTAGAAACTTGAAATAATATTAGTATCATGTGCAGAGAGGTCTTTCTTTGGCCTCTCCTGCTTGGAATATATTATGGTAGGTAAATTAGTTAAAATTAAACAATATAAGTGTGATGAGTCACAGTTTGCATTAGTAATAAGTCTCCTTAGAGGCTTAACTGATAATACTAATGATGAATATAGCGTGTACAACGTTTTGTTTAATGGGGAAATTAGACATTTTTTTCGAAGAGAAATAGAAATTATAGAATAATTTCCGGCGTTTTTTGCAATTTTTATATTACTTAGTTATATTACTAATACAACAACTAACAATTATGGAGTTTATATGTCTGCAAACACTGTTGAAACAAACAAATCTCTTATTTCTAAAGAAGTTACTCAAGAACAAATGGATAACTTCAATCTAGACTATTATTTAATTTCTCTCATGTGGAATGAGCCTTTTTATGCGCACATTATCAGACAAATTAACAAGTCTGAAACTACTAAAATTCCTACTGCGGGTGTGTATGTCAAAGACAGTGAAATACACATGATGTGGAATAGAAAGTTTCTCGCTGGTTTAAGCAAAAAAGAAGTTTTTGGCTTGCTTAAGCATGAAGCAATGCACTTAATCTTCAGTCACACTACAACACGTAGATTTGACCCACATATAGTTTGGAATTATGCTACTGATTTAGCTATTAATAGTATGATACCAGAAGATGAATTACCGGAAGGTGGTTTAATACCTAGTAAAAAATTTAAACCTCTTACTGCAGAGCAAGTTGAACAAATGGGTCAACAAGCTGCTGATAGATATGAAATGATATCTAACAAAATTGCTTCTTTTCCTAAAAACAAAAATGCTGAATGGTATTTCTCTAGACTTATGGAAGACCCTGAAGTCAAAGAGGCTATAGAATCTGCGCAAAAAATGCAAGGAAAATCTTTGCAAGATGCTTTAGCAGATGGCACTGTCAAAATAGACGAAGATGGCAACCTCGTTGACCAAGATGGTAATCCAGTTACAGTTGTTCCCGGAGAAGGTGGCGAAGGTTCTATGGATAGCCATGAAGGTTGGGATAGTATGTCTGATGAAGAACGTCAAAAAATGGAAGGTAAGATTAAGGTCGCACTTGAAAAGTCTATTAAGGAATGTGATAGAACAAATAAGTGGGGTAACATTAGTGCATCGATGCGCTCTACTTTACGTAGCTTGGTTTCACGTGAAATCCCTTGGCAATCAGTGCTTAAGCAATTTTGTGGAATGTCTAGACGTGCTGATAGAGCATCATCTATTAGACGCATACATCGCAAGTATCCTGGAATACACCCAGGAGCTTTTCGTGATTACAAATCTAATATTGCTGTATACGTAGACCAGTCTGGTTCCGTTTCAGATAGTGACTTAGAATTACTTTCAGGCGAACTTCAAAATCTTGCTAAAAGAGTAACATTTACTATGTACAACTTTGATACTGAAGTAGATGTCGACTCTGAACAAGAATACAAAAAAGGTAAGCGTATTGATATTAAGCGTACCAGATGCGGTGGCACATGTTTTACTTGCGTTATTAAGCATGCTAATTTAAACAAATCTAAGTATGATGGTATACTTATATTAACAGATGGTTATGCTTCTAAACCACAAGTTAAATCAAACCTTAAGGTAGGCTGGGTTATTGTACCAGACGGAAAACTTGCTTTCAAAAAGAAGAACAGAGACTTCTTAATAGAAATGAAAGAATAAAAATATAGACGTAGAACGCGTTTAGGGTTTTATAAAATAAAGTTCAACAACATCGATTAATAAGTAAGCGTCCTCTACCCTAAGGGACGCTTTCTTTTATAAATCTTTTGATATATTTGTGTTGTATAGATATTGACATATTGTTAAATTCTGGATATGTAGCTATTAGAAGACCTACAAAATCTCCTTTGTTGTCATATATAGGACCACCAGATGATCCTCCAACAGCAGGTATATTAAATATTGAATATGTATTATCTAACTCACCAGCATAATAACCGAACAGTTTGTTAGATAGATTTTTGCCTTTTATGCCTAAAGGATATCCTATATAATAATATAAGTCAGATCTATTTGGTTCTTTTTTAGAAAGCTTTGAAGGTTTTATACCTAGATTGTAATCACTTTCAAATAAACAAATATCATAAAAGTGATCTATACTTATAGGTTCACCGGTCCAATAGTTGCCATAAACATCAATTGCAATAGTCATACTAGCATATCTTTTTTCAATATCAACCATATATTTCCATGGTTCACAAACATGAGCAGCAGTTAATATGTATTTATCACTTATAATGACACCTGTACCTCGAGAAACTCTTCTTCACTTAAGTCAGCTGACATTAATGTAGTTTGTATTAACACAGTAGTTTCGTTAACTCTACCGAATTTAATCTCTTTTTTATTACTGATTTTTTTCACGTTACATGACATGCAACTTGAAACACAAACTAAAAAAATTATGAACAATAGTATGTTATTTAATATTTTATTAACGCTAATCATTTATACACTTCTTATTAATTAAGTATTATTTAAAATAAAATATGGAGTCGATAATATGAAATTAGTTATGTTTGATATGGATGGCACATTAACTGATGCTAGAAAACAAATATCTTTGTCAATGATGACAGCGCTAGGTAACTTACAAAAAAGCGGTTATAAAATAGCTATTGTGACTGGTTCCGACTTAAATTACATAGAGCAACAATGTGATCCAATTTTTGATATAGGTAGTCCTGTTGATCCAACAGCTATTCTATACTATCCTTGCAATGGCACGAAAAAATATAATTTTTCAAATGGTAGGTTTTCTTGCGAGTATACTCATAGTTTGTGTCATCATGTTGGAAGAGGAAGATACAGCGATATGATTAAAGCAATATTTGACTGTCAAAGTTATTTATTAAGATTAGAAGGTACTGATGGAATATTGTTGACTTCTACGTTTATTGTCTCGCGCGGATCTATGATAAACTGGTCACCTATAGGTAGAAATGCTGATAGTAATGATAGAGAGAGATTTGTTGCAGTTGATAAAAAGTATAACATAAGAATGAGTATTTTAGAATACATCGATAAAAACTATAAAGATTTATTTAAAGGTGTCACAGTAAAGTTAGGTGGTGATACTAGTTTTGATATATTCCCTACGGGATGGGATAAAACTTACGCTTTAAATGATCAATTAAACAGTGATATTAAGTACGAAGAGATTATCTTTATGGGCGACCGTTGTGAAGACAATGGCAATGATAAAGAAATTTATGACGCATGTAAAAAATTAGAGAATGGAAAATCATACAAAGTAAGAAATTATTTTGAAACAACATACATTATTGAACAAATTATTGGAGGTAAAGATGAGTAGTGAAAATGAAACAGGCACAATAACAGAATCTGAAAATACACAAGCAGGTGAAATGCAACTTGAGCTGACAGATGATGTTTTAGATAGTTTGGGTTTAATTAAAAGAGAGGATATAGAAAAAATTGCATCCAATAGAGATTTAAAAATACAGCTTATTACTCAAGCAAAAGAAATACTATATAGTAACATTCAGATGCACTGGGAGATAAATAAAGAATATAAAAAATTGCCAGATGCAAAAGAAATAGTTGATTGCGCAAGTGTATTATATGACTTTGTCACCCAGATAGATGATTGATGTTTAAAGAAGGAGACCTATGTCGTATTGATTTTTCAACAATAGAATCAACCGCAACACTAGATAATACTTTTGTAATGGACAATTCTTATTTTTTTGATACATCACTTGGGTTTGGTGAACATAAATTAATACTTTTTTTAGAAACTAAGTTTATGGGAGATATATTGAACGAAGACGTTTTTCAATCAACAGTTTTTTGCGTTAATGAATCGTGTTTTTATCACATTATATTTCGTGCAGACATAATAAATTACACACTTATAGGAGAATTCGATAATGAATAATTACGATATTAAAAAATATTTCCCGTATGACACTGTCAGGGAACAGCAAAGGAATATTATAAATTTTGCGTTACATAATTTTTTGCAAAATAATAAAAAGTTTGTCATAGTAGAAGCTGGTACTGGTATTGGTAAATCTGCTATTGGCGTTACAGTAGCCAATTATCTTATTGATCATTTAACAGATGAGACAATGAATAAAAAAGGCGCTTACTATCTTACTACGCAAAAAGTATTGCAACAACAGTATATCAAAGATTTTGCTACCGTAGATTATGTAAAAATGAAGTCTTTACAATCAGCTTCAAATTATCGTTGTAAATATTATACAAATCAAACTTGTGCAGAGTCTTTGCCTGAACTAAAGGTATCTAAAGACGATAGTTTTAAAATGTGCTGTGCCATTAACTGTAATTATTCTAATGCTAAGAAAGAGTTTGATGAAAGTAATAATGGTGTCACAAATTTTTCTTATTTTTTAACTGAAAAGAATTATAGTGGCAAGCTTTCTAATAAACAAATAATGGTTATTGATGAATGTCATAACGTTGAAACTGAGTTAAGCAAGTTTGTAGAAATGACTTTTACGCAATATTTTGCTGAAAAAATATTAAAGTTAAAAGTGCCTGAATTAAAAACCCAGTTCCAAGTTTTGAAATGGATTAAAGAAAATTATCTTCCAGCACTAGTAAAAACTCGGAACAAAATGGAAAAAATGATTGAGTCGACTGGTATAAAAGATCGTATAACGGAATTTGTCATGTTAGAAAAAAAGTGGAAAATGGTTGATGGCCATTTGCAAAAAATACAGAAGTTTTTTACTATATACAATAAAGACAACTGGATTATGAATATTGTAAAAACTGATAGGAAAAATTATACTAAGTGGGAATTTAAACCTATTGATGTAAGTCCTTACACTAACGAAGTTTTATTTTCAAAAGCTGATAAAATACTAATGATGTCTGCAACTATTATAAACAAAGATGCTTTTTGTGAAGTTTTAGGAATTAAAAAAGAAGAATGTGCATTTATTTCTGTGCCTAGTCCTTTCCCAGTAGAAAATAGACCAATATTGTTTAGTGGTGTTGGTTCAATGAGTTTAAATAATATTGATGCGTCTCTACCTAGAATGGCAGTAGCAATTCAAACAATATTACAAAATCATAAAAATCAAAAAGGCATAATTCACTGTCACAATTATAAGATAGCTAAGTATCTCAAGGAAAAGTTAAAAACAAAAAGACTATTAACACATACTGCTGAGGATAGAGAAAAGGTTTTAAACAGACATATTTTTGAGAAAGCACCAACTGTTTTATTGTCTCCATCGATGCAAGAAGGTGTTGATTTAAAAGGAAAAGCTAGTGAATTTCAAATATTGTGTAAAGTGCCTTACCCTTATTTAGGTGATAAACTAGTAAAGAAACGCATGCATAAATGGTCATGGTGGTATCCTTTACAAACGGTAAAAGTAATCATACAATCTGTAGGTAGAAGTATTAGATCATCTGATGACAAAGCAGTAACATATATTTTAGACAGTGATTGGAACAAATTTTATGGTAGGAATAAAGATATATTCCCAGTTGATTTTCGAAAAGCAATTTTAAAGTGAGGTAAAAAATGATTATAAAAGATATATACGAGTTAAAAAAGAAACTAGAAAGCGCAAACCATCTTAGACCCATATATTTAACGTCAGGTGGTTTTGACCCAATTCATCCGGGGCATGTAAGGTGCATTAAACACACCGGCACTTTAGCAAATAACCCTCATAGGCATCCATATTATGATACTGGTATAGTTGTTGTAGTTGTTAATTCTGACAATTTTTTAATTAATAAAAAAGGTTTTGCATTCATGTCACTAGATGAAAGAATGGAAATAATTGATGCTATTTCTGGCGTAGATTTTGTAACTTCATGGGATAACACAAAAGATGACACTACAGTTTGCAAGCCAATTGAAATACTAAAACCAAAATATTTCACAAAAGGTGGAGATAGATTTGATGCTAGTACTATTCCGGAATGGGAAACATGTCAAAAAATAGGTTGTGAAATAATGACTGGTGTCGGGGCTGGTGGAAAAATTCAATCATCTTCTGATTTGGTAAAAAATCTATTAAAACAAATATTTAAGAAGGATCAAAAAAATGAGTAATATTAAAAGAGTAAAAAAACCTTGGGGTAGAGAAGAAATTTGGGGTGATATTGATGGTGTTTGCATAGGCAAGTGTATATTTATCAACATGGGCGAAAGACTTTCTAGACAGTATCATGAAAAAAAAGAAGAGGCAATCTACGTTGTAAGAGGTGTGTTAAGATTAGAAATAGGCGAAGATGCGGACGGAAATCCGGAACAAGTTATGACTGGAGGCCCAGGTTTTACGTATCATATTAAGCCTGGTTTAATACATAGATTTTGTTCAAATGGCGGTGACGTAATGCTTTGCGAAATTTCTACATATTACCCGGATGACGTTGTCAGATTAAAAGATGATTACAAAAGATAAACAAGAGAGGAATAATGACTGGTGCAGGCATATATGTTGTTAAGTTTAAAAATGATAAACCATTAGTTTTAGGTCTGATAGGACCTGATAATATTATCAAAGACAAAAAAGGTATATATGATCTGCCAAAAGGTCATGTGGATGGTGGCGAGTCTGTTTGGGAATGTGCTAAAAGAGAATGCTTAGAAGAAGCTGGCATTTGGTTCGACCAAAGTGATATACAATATGGCCCAATTATACATAAAAATCTTACGTTATTTATTTGCTTTGCAGAGCCTTTTGTGACATGTAAAATAAAAAGAAACCCTGTTACTAAAGAAATAGAACATCAAGGTTATAAGTGGTTAACACCAGAAGAATTAGAAAAAGATTGTTATAATTATCTCAAACCCATAATTAGGATATGTAATAAAAAATTATCAAACTTGAGATAAACATTGGAAAATTTAAGAAATTTTATTCGTCAAATATTAAATGAAACAAAATATGCACAACATCGATGCTTAGATGGTAGTTTAGTTGATCATGATTCTATAGAATGTCTAATAGATGTAGAAAAAAGATTAAAAGATATGTTGTACCATAGAGATGGGTATGACAGAGGTACAGCTAACAGAGTGCACTACAATGGCTTATTGAGCAATTTAAGGTCAAAAAGACGTAAGTTATTAAAAAAATACCCAGATTATGAAACAATAATTTGATATTATTAAAGACTTGAACATTTTTGATAAGCCATGTATAGTTATTTAACATGGAGATATTATGAGCTCAGTTTTTAGTCATCACAGAACAACAGCAGATAGATCTGCTTCCGACAAAAGACGACATAAGCAAAAAATAGAAAAAGCAATAAAAGATGGCATACACAATATTGTAGCAGAAGAAAGTATAATAGGTCAGGATGGAAAGAAAAAAATTCGTATACCAGTAAGGGGTATAAAAGAATACAAATTTGTTTATGGAGCAAATCAAAAAAACTCACAAAAAGTCGGTGAAGGCGGTGATTTAGACGTAAAGCGTGGACAAAAAATTTCACAAGGTCAAAAAAAAGGTAAAAAAGGCAAAGATAATAAGGCAGGAGATAAAGCTGGCGAAGAATATTATGACGTTGAAATAACTTTAGAAGAGTTGGCTGATTACTTATTTGCTGATTTAAATTTGCCTGACTTGCAAAAGAAAAATCTTAAAAAAATTATTTCATCTGGGTTTAAAAGAAAAGGTTACAGGAATTCTGGTATAAGACCCAGATTAAGTAAAAAAGAAACAGCGAAAAGACGCATAAAAAGAAAGAACGCAGCAATTAGATCAGGTACATATGACCCTGAAAGTGATGAGTCGTTTTCATACCACGATGCTGATTTAAGATATAAACATATTAGTAAGAAAAATAAATACGCTAGTAATGCTTGTATATTTTTCGTAATGGATGTTAGTGGATCTATGAGTACTAATAAAAAGTATTTAGCTAGATCATTCTTTTTCTTACTTTATCACTTTATCAGATCAAAATATGAACAAACAGAGATAATATTTATTGCTCATGATACTAAACCATATGAAGTTGATGAAGACAAATTTTTTAAGAGAGGCTCCGGTGGCGGAACAATTGTAAGTCCAGCTTACGAATACGTTTGCGATGCAATAGAATCTAGATACAATTCTGATAGTTGGAATTTGTATACATTTCATTGCAGTGATGGTGACAATTGGGGTAATGATAATGAAAAAGTATTAACATGCATGCAAAAATTAAAAGAAAAGTGCCAATTTGTAGGATACTGTGAAATAGTGCCTGACAATGAAAAATCGTTATGGTTAGATTCTGCGTCTCTTTCAAATACTTTAGCTCATTTGCAAGATGAGAAAATGAAAATATCGCATATAGAATCAAAAAATGATGTTTGGCCAGCTTTTACAGGATTTTTTGGAGGTATTGATGTCATTTAAACCTGGAGATTTAGTTAATTACACATGGGAAATATTTAAATCCATACCAGACAAAGATGGCAATTACAATCCAGGTAATAACGATTATGACCTCGCGGAAACATCAGTTTTGATAGACGATACTGAGAAACTTGGCGGTATAATTGTCGAATGTTTTCAATCACACATTATTTCTACAGAGATATTGGTGGAGTTAGAAAAACCAGGTGATTATTTAATTGATTATATTAATGATTGTGAAGATTTTGCAAATGTGTTATTTGGCAAAGAGTTGCATGTTTGTTCTTTCAACAATTTAAGGAAAGTGTTATGAGTTGGACATTACAAGATTTAGAAGAGTGGGATGAAAAAATATGTGATATTGCAAAGAAGCATAATTTAGATTGGTATCCTATAACATATGAAACATGTGATTACTATGAAATGTTAGGAAATATGTCATATCATGGTATGCCTACACATTATGGTCATTGGTCTTATGGTAAATCATTTGAGTTACAACATAGTCAATATCAGCATGGGATGACTGGTCTTCCCTATGAGTTAATCATTAATAGTGACCCATGTATATCATACTTAATGTTAGAAAATCCACTTTATTTGCAAATATTAATAATGGCACATTGTGTAGGTCACTCTGATTTTTTTAAAAATAACAGAATGTTCAAATATACAAGGGCTGATACAGTTGTACCTAGAATGCGTAATGCAAAAAAGAGAATACAGTCATACATTGAAGATCCGAGTATAGGAATTGAAAAAGTAGAAAGAGTAATTGATGCATGTCATGCTATTTCATATCAAATCCCGAGACATCCTAGCAAAATATCAGTTATTAGTGAAGATTATAATGCTTGGCAGATAGAAAATAAAAACAATAAAAATGTTGATATAGAGCAACTACCACATGAAAAAATATATGACATAATGGGTTTTATTTCTAGTTTCGGTGAAATAAAAGAAGATTGGAAAAAAGATATTATAGAAATAGTAAGAGATGAAGCTTATTATTTTATGCCACAAATTAGAACAAAGATTATGAATGAAGGATGGGCATGTTTTTGGCACTACAAAATACTACATGATTTAGATTTGCCACAAGAATATCACTTACCTTTTCTTAAATCTCACAACCAAGTTGTAAGGCCGCACATAGGCGGAATAAATCCTTACAATTTAGGGTTTCATTTATTTAATAAAATACATGAAAGACATGGTTTAGAAGAGTGTTTTATAGCAAGAGAAGCGCATAACGATGAATCATTTGTTAGGCAATATTTAACGCAAGAAGATTGCGAAGAACTCAATCTATTTTCTATAAAGAAACAAGGCGATGACTTATATGTTGGCGATGTATCTGATGAAGAAGGTTGGAAAACAATCAAAAACAGCCTGTTGCAACAAATAGCTGGCAATCAAATTCCCGTCATATACATTCAGGAAGTAGAAAAAAACAAAAATTTAATTTTACATCATGAGCATGATCATAGAGAATTGGATCTAAATCATGCTTCTGCAGTTGTTGGACATATACAAGAATTGTGGGGAAATGATGTTTCACTAATTACAATGATAGACAATGCACCTTATGAAGTTTAGTTAGGAGAATAACAATATGTCAAAATATTTAGAAATTATTGAGAAACAAAGAAAAGACAAAAAGTCTGATAAGTTTGAAGGTACTTTTTTAGATTATCTGAAAGAACTAGAAAGCGATCCGTCCATAGCACAACATGCGCACAAGAGATTGTATAATGCGATATGTGAAAAAGGTATTAACACAATATCAGCTGATGACGACAGAAAGCATAAAATATTTAATGGTGATAACATTAAAATTTATGATTATTTCAAAGATCATTTCTATGGCAATGAAAGAGTAATAGAAAAGCTTATGAGGTTTTTAAAAGGAGCTGCACTTAGAGGTGAAGAATCTAGACAAGTGTTGCTTTTAATGGGACCAGTTGGTGCTGGTAAATCAGCATTGACGGAACATATTAAAGCAGCATTAGAAGACAAACCTTATTATCACTTAAAAGATGATCCTCAACGTGGAGAACCATTGCAACTGTTGCCTAGATCTTTGAGAGAAGACTTTGAAAAAATGTTAGATGTTAAGATTGAAGGTGATTTATCGCCAATAGCTCGGTATAAATTGTTAGAAGAGCATGATGGTAAATATGAAAATTTCCCTGTAGTCAAAAGTACTTTTTCGCAAAGGGGACGTCGTGGAATTGCTTCTGTGCCACCTATGGATGCTAATAGTCAAGATGTTTCTGTGCTTATTGGTTCAGAAGATATAAGTAAGTTAGATAAATTTAGTGAAGATGATCCCCGTGTTTTAAATCTTACTGGCGCATTTAATGTTGGTAACAGGGGTATCGTTGAGTTGATAGAGGTGTTTAAAAATGAAATTGAATTTCTTCACACGATTATTACAGCAACTCAAGAAAAACGAGTACCTGCTCCTGGTAAGCATGATATGGTGTTTTTCGATGGTGTTATTTTGGCACATTGTAACGAGTCTGAATGGAATAGATTTAAATCAGAACACACAAACGAAGCAATCCTCGACAGAGTAGTTAAGATTAATGTCCCATATGTTTTAGAATTAGATCAAGAATCCAGAATTTATGAAAAGATTTTAGCAAAATCAGATTTTGATGCTCATATTGCACCACATACAATCAAGGTTGCAAGTATGTTCTCTGTTATGAGTAGACTTAAAGAATCTGCTAAGTGTGATTTGCTTACAAAGATGAAAATTTATAATGGGGAAGACGTAATTGAAAAAGGTCGAGTTAAAAAAATAGACATAAAAGATTTGCGAGAAGAATCACGTGATGAAGGCATGACTGGTATTAGTACAAGGTTTATCATGAAAGCTATTGACAATGCTTTGTGTGACAGTGAAAATGAATGTATTACTCCGGTGGGTGTTATTAATTCCGTGACCAAGATGGTGAAAGAACAAATAGTTAATGCTGATTTTAGAGAAAAGTGTTTGGAGATTATACAAAAAACTGTACGCGAAGAATATCTTAAAATACTTGAGACTGAGATTGCTAAAGCATTTATTACAGCATATGAAGAACAAGCACAGTCATTATTTGATACGTATTTAGATAATGCTGAAGCTTATACTACTAAAACAAAACTTAAAGACAAAGTAACTAAAGAAGAAAGATCAGCTGATGAGCAATTTATGAAGTCTATAGAAGAAGTTATCGGTATTAGTGGTAGTTCTAGACAGGGCTTTAGATCTGATGTGACAGCTTATATGTTCTCGAGAATGAGACGTGGCGAAAAAGTAGATTATAAAAGCTATGAACCTTTGAAAGAAGCAATTGAGAGTTACCTAATTAATTCAGTAAAAGATATGGCTAGAATTGTTACAAAGTCTAAAACCAGAGATGATGAACAAAAAGCAAAATATTCTGATATGGTAAAAACACTAATAGATGAATATGGTTACAATGAAACTTCAGCTGAAGAAATTTTAACTTATGCATCTAATAACCTTTGGAGAGATTCATGATACTAGCTAATCTAGTATATTATTTGTGTTTATTAATATATACATTTCCTATAGCCTTAATATTTGGTTATATATTTTATGAAATGTTTAATGAATACAAATAAATTTTTATAAAAATTATGTGTGCATTGTATAATGAATTATACTGTTAATAGCGGTATAATTCATTATCTTTTTTAGGAGTAAACTATGGGTGGTGGTGCTGGTCACATGAGACATCCTTTTGATTTATTTAAAATCAAAAACGGATCTGATCTTTTAAATTTCTTTTATAACATAAAAAATGATATACAGTCTGATAGACAAAAAAGTTATAACTTAAAATCTGATGGCACGAACGTGCTTTTAAAAGTAAGCGGCAATCAGTTAGTCGTAGATAGAGGTTCAATGAAACCTGAAGATGTTAATGGTATGACGTTAACGGATGCTGCTGAAAGATACCCTGAAGGGCATGGTTTGCGAGATGCAACTTTAATTTGCACTAGTATTTTAAATAAAGCATTTCCAAAAATACAAAATGAGCTTAAGTCATTAGGGCTGCTTGACAATAATTTTTATTGTATTAATGTTGAATATGTTCCTGCTGGTAAAATGAATGCTACTGATTATGAGAAAAATTATTTATTTGTGCATGGCGTCAATGCTTATTATGAAAAATCTTATAGAGGCGTAGAAAGACCGGGTTTGGAAAGACCGTTGGTTTATGATCCAAAAAAGCAAAAACATGTACCTACTAAGGACAAAAGCGTTGAATTGCCATATGATAAAAATGCTTTATTCAGTTTAATTAATAAGTTAAACAACGTAGCGAAAGACTTAAGCTTTGGAGATTTAGGCAATTTCGAAGTAGTAGGACCAGTTGATGTTATGCATCTTGATGAAAGAGAGATACAATACACTTCGTTAAAAAAACCATTTTCTATTAATTTCTCAGAAAGATTTTTAAGAAAAAATGAAGAAATTAGGCATTTACAAGGTTCATCACTTAAAACTTGGTTGCTTCACGTGAAAAATAAACCAGCTCAATATCATAGTGGAAATTATGATGTATTTTTTGAGACATCTGACAGAAAGAAAATTAACCCTTATCATAAGAAAACTTATACTGAAACTGTTATCGACAAAACCAGGTTTTTAGATGAAATTGTTATAGATCATGATATAAGAAGTTTTATTGATGGAATGGTTTTAATTCATGCAACAAAGGAACTAGGGCAAGATTTTTTAAATGGTTTGACTACAAAAGACTTTGGACACATTGTTTACAGTGATGATGGACAACATGAAGGCGTAGTTATTCGTGATAAATCTTACAGTGATTTTCCTTTTAAAATTACCGGCGACTTTATTGTGGATGGACAATATGGGAGATTAGCAGCTAAAATGGCAGAAAAAAAAGTGACTTTAGAAGTTGCTGCTAACGCAAAAATATTACTACAAACTTTAAAAAATCATTTTTAAGAGGTCAATATGAAAATTATAAATGAATTATTTAGCGAGGACAACATCTATAGATTTTTATTAGCATTTGCAATATTGTTGATTGTGTATAGCGGATATGTAGAAGTTAAAGAAAGAAAAGCTATTGAGAAAAGATTTAAGAGAATAGAAACTATTTTAGATATATGTCACGAAGAGGTGTGTTATGAAAATTAATTTAGGCTTCCCAGAAATTTTGCTAGTATTGAGTTATCTTTTTTACAAAGTTTCTTTTACATATTCTGTCCTTTGTTTCATAATTGCTATTGCAGCAAAGATTATTGATTATGCTCTAGAGTACAGTAAGGTTGCTGAAATACAAAAATTAGTATTTAATTCTATAGAAAAATTAACGCAGTATTTTGAAAATGAAAAACAAAGCAAAAAAGTATCAGAAGACAAAGTTCTTAAAGGTTGAAAATCTGTCACAAAGTGTTATATCACACGTGGTTTCTACTGCGGACATGTGGCATAATAAAAAAGGTTTGATTAAGTCAAATATTTACCATCTGGGTGTATCAAGTGCATCTAGATGGTTTTTATCTTTAGAGAAGAATGAAGTTGATAATGAAATATCCAAGATAATATTAGATGCGTGTCAAGCTATTGAAAAATATGAACCTGGCAGCTCATCTTTACTTTTTTATTATTTAGCAAATAAAATAAAAAGAGAATCTGATTTTAGATTAGGAACAAAAGAAATAATAAAAAATATTAAAAGACACGTGTCTGCAGAAGCAGCTACTATAGTTGAAAATGTTTTTGACAATATAAGTCCGACAACTCATATATCTGTTATAGATAGCAATTCTAGTGAAAACGTAATTGAATTAAAAAATGGATACAGGTCAGATTTAGTAATAGACAAGAATTTTTCGAAAATGATAGGTACAAACAACATTGTTTTAAATGATGTTAGTATACTTTTAATTGAAGGTGCCATAGCAAGTGTAAGCGAAATAAATACATTTCTAACTAAGGCAAATGAAACTCAGCAAAATTGGTTGTTAATATGCAGAAGCTTCCCAGAAGAATTAATTGCTACGCTGGGTACTAACTGGCTTAAAAGAAAGTTAAATGTTGTACCATTGCAATACGGTACATCATACAAAAATATCAATGCGTTAGTAGACTTAATTAAAATTACTGGAGGAATGAGTATTAACTGTCAGTTTGGCGACGTGATAGCTATTGCATGTAATGAAGAAGAACGGTATGGTTTTGTTAACAAAGTACAAATATATAATAAAAACATAGTCCTAAACACTGATAAAGATATATCTGCGCATAAAAAATCACTTATAAATAAAATGTTAAGCGCAGAAGAAACATTACAACAAGTATATGCGGAGAGAGTATCGAATTTAGCTAATGAGCTTTGTGAAATAAGATTAAGGAATAGTGACACATTAATAAAAGAAGAAGTCGACTGGGCCGTAAAATATTATGTTAGTGGAGCATGCGGAGGCTTTATTAAGTGTGAAAATATTGTAATACCTAAAAAATGGCATGACGTGTGCGCACAGGTAGCTAAAAACTTAACTGAAACATTAAAAACTATTGGTGGTGTTGTTAATTTTGCTTGATATAGTTTTACAATTAAAAAAAATATTGTAATTATTCATTATAGCATATTTATATACACGGGGAACAAAGATGAGTGATAAATATTTGTCAACATACAAATCAGTAATGTCTATTTTGAAACAAGACGTAATACAAACTATTATCGATGGTACAAACACTGGCACTTTTAACATCAACATTGAAGAAAGAGACAAGTTAATCAGAGTATTAGAAGCAAGCTTTGATGCTAAAAGTTATGAAATGTATAACGTAATGCAATCTGCGGTACCCAAAGAGACTAGTGTACCAAAAAAAAGTGGTGGCAGATCTGGAAAAAGTAAAAAGTAATGACTAGTCAAAAATCATGGTGTAAACATTTAGTTGAATGTCATTGTGTTTTACCACAAATGCGTCAGCGTAAAGAAATAATATATCATAAATTTATTGTTTTCTCTACGATTGATCTAGATTCAAATGTTGTTATACCAAAACATGCGGCATGTAACAACTGTGGTGTAATACATAACGTTATTGACATTTGCAAGAGTGAAATTTATGGTGGCAAAGAAGTAGGAGCAACAATATCAAAAGAAGATATTATGCTAATGATACCAAAAGAAATAAGTAATGTTCTGCAAAATTACAACTGTGAGTTACACGACTGGGAACACGTATTACATATTTTTCAAAACAATTTGTGGATAGTAGAAGATTGTTTTATAGTTTTGTCGCGTGAAAGCGATGAAGATTCTGTTAGTGGAAAACTATTAAGAATAACTGGGTCCAGTGCTTTCAGAATTGAGCCTTACATGTATAATACAATGGTGAAAAAATGAGTGATGATGTAAAAGCAATAGAAGATAATATAAAAGCTAGAGAAATAGTACAAACAGTTTTAGATTATGGTGTTAACAATAATCAAATATTACAGATAATATATCTGTTTGCTTTGGAGTTAGAAGACCAACAGCATGTAAAAACAATAACAAAAATAATAAACGATATAAAATCAAACAAAAACGTTGCTAGTCAAAAATCTAGCATTTTATTAGGAGAGTAATATGTCCATGGATATTAAAGAAAAATGGGAAGCAATTAAAGTTATCGTAGAGTCGCTTGAACTTGACGTACAAAAGAATGCTAATGGCAACGCGTCTGCTGGTGTTCGTGCACGTAAAGGTCTACGTCTTTTGAAAAAAGAAGCTGCTGAGCTAGTAAAAATTACTATTGAAGCAGAAAAAGCTTCAAAAGACAAAAAATAAACATCATTTTATTTGCTTACATAATAAAAAAAGGCGGTTTTACCGCCTTTTGTTTATTTTGGATATAATTATTGTATGATAATTTACCTAATAAATTTTTTAAATATTTGAGTTAGTTTTTTAATTGCACTTTTTTCAATTTGACAGATGCGCATTCTAGTAAGTCCATGTAAATCCCCTATTTCCTGTAAAGTACGAGGCCCATCTTTGGCCGCAACTATTGCGCAATTTAATTTACTACTACAATTTAACCAGTTCCTGCACTTTTTGTTTTCGCAGGCCTTGTTTAATGTTTCGCATGAAGAAAAACATGTTTTTTGTTCTCTATTGTGACTCATTACAACTCCATAAAAATAATATATTATATTATACAATAAACCTAACATATTTCTAAAGGTAAAAAAATGACAAGAAAAACTTTTATATTAGATACATCAGTAATGTTGTATGACAAGCAATCAATCCACGCTTTTATTGGGAACAATATTGTTTTGCCATTAGTTGTTTTAGAAGAGTTAGATAAGTTTAAAGACAGAAGAGGCCTAGTTGGTGATAATGCTAGATATGTAAATAGATTTTTAGATCAAATGAGACATGCACCCAAAAATGGCACAGGATGGAAGATAGATGAAGTGCATGATATTTGGTTTAAGTTTGAAACAGACCCAAAAATACATGATCAAGTACCTGAAGGTTTTGACTATGGTTATAATGACAATGTTATAATTGGTTGTGCTTTGTTTCTAAAACTGCATAGTGCAACCAATGATGTTATAAGAGTTATCACTAAAGATATTAATCTTCGTGTAAAATGCGATGCCGTAGGTGTTGATGTTGCTGATTACGTAAAAGATAGAATTTCAACTGACGTCGATACATTTAAAGGCTTTAATAGCATAGACTTGACATGTGAGCAAATAGATCAGTTTTATAAACAAGGTCATATTGAAACAGAACACAAGCTAAACGAAAACCATTTTGTCGTTGGCACATCATCTCAAAACTCAATGTTAGGCATATATAAAAAAGGCCAAGTAAATAGATTAAAATACAAAATGGATTCTTTAATACAAGTTGAACCAAGAAATTCTGAACAAAGATTTGCTATAGAAGCCCTGCTTGATCCTCAAATACCACTAGTGACATTAACTGGGTTAGCTGGTTCTGGTAAAACATTTTTAGCATTGATGGCTGGTATGTTAGGCGTAAAAGATGGAAAATCGGGTGATTATGAAAGATTGTTAGTTACGAGAACATTACAACCAGTAGGAAAAGATTTAGGTTATTTGCCTGGTTCTATGGATGAAAAAATGGCCCCATGGATGATGCCTATCTTAGATAACGTACGAGTTGCTTTTAAAGACACTAGTTTTTTTAAAATGCAGATGGCTTCTGGTGTTATTGAGGTTGCTCCTATTCCTTACATACGTGGTAGAACATTTAATAATAGTTTCATGATAGTAGATGAAGCACAGAACGCTACAATACATGAATTAAAGACTATCATCACACGGATGGGTACAGGTTCTAAAATAGTATTACTGGGTGACATCGACCAAATCGACACACCATATATTGATCGACAAAGTTCTGGTTTGAGCATAGTTATAGATAAATTTCAAGATAGCACACTTGCCGCGCACGTTAATTTGTCAAAAGGGCAAAGGTCTGATTTGGCCAGTGTAGCTTCAACAATATTGTAGAGATAGTAAATGCCAATAAGATATGACAAAAACAGACACAGAAAAATATATCCAATTAATAGAAAAACACCCGTATATGTTGCAACTTCGACGGTCGCTGGTGTTCAAATAGAAACTGCAACAGTGTCTTTTTCTAGCAGCAGCAGTGAAACATATACTTTTACTGAGAGTTACAGCGCGGTACCAATAGTAACTGCAACAGCTGATAACAACATTAATGTATATATTTCAGCTATAGATACTAGTACTGTCACAATATCAGTTTCTGAATCTTTTACTGGCAATGTTTATTTGCAAATAACCGCGAGTTAGTAATATGGCAACAAAATCATCAATAACATCAGAAGGTAAAATTACCTTTACTAATTCAAACAGTGAAGCTTTACCGGTAAGCTTAGGCAGTAATACTTTAATTTTAACAGTGTACGGTGATAATGTAAATGTGTGGTATGAATCCGGGAATGTAAGAACATCAGAGCTATTTACTGGCGAAGTATACTACAGAGTAGTTTAGGAGAACAAAGATGAGTAATTTTAAGGCAAGTGGATTAAACGTTAGCGGAGATGCTAGTGTAACGGGGTCAATACATTTAATAGCTGCAGAAAGTAATACTACTTTATTAAATTTTGAAATGGACACTAACAACTATGATACAATATTGTATAGATGTGGCCAAGGTAATGGTTTTGGTTTTAATTTAGTATATTCAGGAAGCGGTAGTGGAAATAACAACACATTTGTAATTGAGGCTGATAATCAAGATTCTGATGGCCAAATAAATGCTTTAAAAATATTTCAAGATGGTGATGTACAGTTTGCGCAAAAAATAATTGCTCAGGAGTATATACATTTCCGCGGACAGGAAGATGTTGCTTATCCTTTTATATATTCTGGCGCAAGTACCTTCTTGAATGTCGATGGTAATGACTATTTAAATTTACATGGTGACGTACGTGTTAGTACGCAGGGTAGATTTGTGCACAATCCCGGAGATATGGATTTTGATTTTTTAGTAAATACTGACGATGAAATAGGATTTTTTTTCATAGATGCGAATGATAATTCTATAATACTTGGCCATAAGGAGTTTACTGATGAATTAACAGCAAATGCAGCTGCAGTCACCGGTTATGGTGCTGATGTAAATATAATGTTGTCTGGTTCCGCTGGCTCAAAGGATAGTGAAAATCGTGGTACCACGTTAATTTCTGGCGACCTTGTTGTTTCTGGCACTGTGTACAATGGCGATGGTGTATCGTTTACTGCAGGTGGCGATATTAGTAGCGTTGTTGCAGGTGCAGGTTTAACTGGTGGCGGACTAACT